TTTTTTTGAACTTATTGATGTGTGTGATTAGAAATAGCTTTTTTAAGATCTTTGATTTCTTTTTCAAGATTTTTAACTTGATCTTTCAAAGCTCTAACTTCATTTAAGATTGCTGCAAGATAATCATTTTGTTGTTTATCGTTTCGTGTTAAACTCATTTAATTGTTTTCTTTCCTTTCTTGAGCAAGCTTTTATAAGTTTTTTGTTCAATAAGTTTAAGAGCTAGCTTGGCATGAAACTGGCTGCTTCCATCATCCCATGCAACACGAATAAAGGCTGAATGAATGTCGTCAATACCAACAATTGTTCCCTTGTAAGATTTACCATCTTTTCGTTTAACAATATATTCAACACGTTGTCCCGGTAGGAACACAGGCCAAGGAGGAATCCAATTTGGATCTTTTACTTTTTCTGGAAGTTCTGATTTATATTCTTGAGTTGTGTATCCAAACATTTCAACTGTTGGAGCAACTGAAGTTCTTGCTGCTTTTTGTCTTTCAATCAATTCTTTACGCAAAGCGATTTCAGCATCTTGCTTTTCTTTTGCCTTTGCAGCAAGTTCAGCATTAGATGGACGACCACGCTTTTTTGTTGGCTCTTCTTGTTTTTTAATTTTCTTTTTTGGCTTTTTATCTGCTTTTAGCTTTGGCTCTTTAACAGGTTTTTCTTTTGCCGCAAAGATTGAATTATACTTTTTCATCATGATGTATAGCTAGGATAGTTTGAGTTATGAAGAACTGTTGATAGAAATTGTTGCAAGCTTGTGTAGCCTCTTCCTCCGTCAACTTCTGACCAATCTAGAATTTCTCCATCTGGGTTGCTTTTGAACACAAGCACTTCTGGTCCCGAATATTGTACATCTGCAAATGATGCAACATAAGTTTTTCCATTCTTTTCTAATACAGCCTGATTAACGCTTAAGAATTTTATCAGTGTGTACATCTTTTACCTTTCTTTTTTAGTTTATCAGAAAGAATTTAAAAAATAAATGTATTTATCAGTGTTTGATCAGGAATCATTATAATGGCAAAACTAACTGTTAAACAACTTAAAGCTTATATATCTGAAGCAATGGACGATCTTGACCCTATGGATCTTGATAAGAAAGCTAAAGGTGTAGAAAAAGTTAGCAAGAAAGATGACCTAATAGGTTTATACAGCGATATGTACAAAGAGCTTTACAACATTCGTCCACGCTGGCTATCCTCAGAGGATGTATCAGAAGATCAACTTCGTGAGATGATTGCTCACCTTGAAGAAATATATCCAAGAGAAATGGAACAACGTAAACGTGAAGCCGAAGAAGAAGAAAGATATTTTGAAAAACTATCAAAAAAATTCGAAGATGAAGATAAGCGAGAAAAAGAAGCTAAAGAAGATTTAAAAGACTTAGGTTATGAAGATTTAGAAAATCTTCCAAAGCGTAGTGGTATGGGACGTAGACTTGATGAAAGCCTTAAAACAATTGTTCGTGAAGCTTACGAAGCTGCTTGTATGGAATGTGGTTATGAAGAAGATCTAGACGAATCTGAAGATGAATCTCTTGAAGAATATCTTTCAGAAAAGAAATCAATGCGTCTTGGTCAAGGTGGTAGATTCAAAAAACTTGTTGATAAGCTTAAAGATCAAGGCAAAAGCGAAGAATCAGCAAAAGCTATTGCTGCATCAATAGGTCGCAAGAAATATGGAAAAGCCAAAATGGCTCATTGGGCCAAAGCTGGCAAAAAGCGTGCAAGTAAAGAATGAAAATTATCAAATAGAAAAACTTGAAAAGGGGAGTTAAAAGCTCCCCTTTTCTTTTTCATTCATTATCAAACGCACCGCATGAACAATTATGCCAATCTTCCCACCATGAACAATCATCTGTGTGTTGATCTGCTTGTTCTTCCAAAGACATTTGATCTGTGATCAATGTGTTTTCTAATTCTGTTAGATTAAATTCACGAAACTGTACAGCAAACCAAGGGCCAACGTTTGTTTCGTTCCACGCAACCCAAACTTTTTCTTCTTTTTGTTCTTCCATTAAACTATTCCTTTTTTTGCTTCTTGCACAATTATAAAATCAAACAAGTGAAGATTACAACATTTGTCACCAATTAAAATTTTCCATACGTTTGGAGAACTGTGTGCTGTAATGTTTTCAATCACAATTCCCAGTTTTCCACGCAAAGATTTTTCAAAATGGCTTTGATCTGGCATATCTACAATTTTTACTAGATCTCCCGGTTTTGGATTTTTCATTATTTAACTCTTCATCAAATATCTGTCAGAGACATATTTTAGTGCAACTCGACCATGACGAAAATCGTATCGTTCTCCACGATCAAGCTTAACCACAATGCCTTCTCTAATTTTCTGATTAGGATAAGCACTATCTTCTTCTGCAAGCTTTTCTAGAAGCTTACTATCCAGCGGGCCACGATAAAGAACTTTTACAGTTTCATGTAAACCACTAGCATAAACAGGATTGTCAAATAACTCAGCATTGTCAATCCAACGACCATGATCCAGTACATCAAAGACTGCGAATCCATACTTGCCTTGATTTTTTCCATAATGGAAATTACCACCTTGAACATTTGGTCCATATACCTCTCCATATAGAACTACATCTGGATGATTCTTGCACCATTCCTCAATCCAAGGATTTTGGCTTATTACATTCCACCATACACATTCTGGAGCTGTGATAATTTTGATTACTTCAATGCCATTTTCATCAGTCCATGTAACGTCTTTTACATGAGTTCCCGGCTTCATCTTCCATGTGGTTCTTGATCCACAGTACATTTCACCGTTATGAAACACATAACGAGCATTTGTGCCATGAACTTTTTCGGTAAGAATCACATTCTCTCCTTCATTAAAAAGGGTATGATACTTCTTAAAGTTTTCAAGATCGTAATGAGGAACAGGAATATCAGGCCCAGAAACTTGGATACCGGAAGGCATTCCAGAGCCCTTTGGAGCCGGTGGTTCATATCGTTCGACTCCAAGTAGCTCCATGACATTATCGCCCTCTACAGAGCCTTCTGGAGCCGGGATAAGCAATCCATAAGAAGGTTCACCACGGAACCTTCTCATAGTAATACGTTGCCATTCCTTACCCTTCCCATCATCAAGAAAACGAAACTCATTTCGAGTAACGTTTACCTTGTAGTCGCTTTCAATATATGCGGCTAAGGAGCCAAGCGCAAACTGATTGCGTTTTACTACGACTTGATAACCCCAGATTTGTACAAGTTCTAGATTGTCGCTATTTTTGTGAGGTAAAACAGTTTCAATCTTTACAACTTTAACTTCATGCTTACTCATGTTTATTACCTTTTTTCATATTACACTTTGCACAAATAAGTCTCAAGTTTTTTAGTTGATTTAGGAATATGATTTCTTCTTCTGTAGTTGCCATACTAATAGGAATAATATGGTCAATATGTGATGTTTGCAAACTTACTTCGACCAAACCACAAATTTCACATGGTTTATCAATCCAGCGAGATAGATACTCATTGAGTTCAACTCTTGAATAGCCTAACATTTCAAATGTTCTTGATTTTTTTGGTAATCCAGTTTTACATAAGGCATTTCTGACAGCTATGCGGATTCTTGTGGCTAAAGCAAATAATATGTCTGTCGCCATTCGGTTTTTCATATAACTGTTGTTATAATCTCTTACGTACTCTCTATTTTTATTTACCCATTTAGAGTGGTTATCTAACCGTTTTTCTTTGTTTGCGTGATAGTAATCTTTGCCGTATTGACGTTCTTTATCAGCATTATTCTGATGATTTCGACGGCTTTTTTCTATTGCTTTTTCTGACCCTGCATATCTTTCATAAGCTTCTTTTAGCCTTTTTTTATATTCGGGATCATTTGCACGACGCTCTGCGTTTCTTTTACGCATACATTCTTTGCACCATGTATGCAGCCCGTCAGAAGACTTCTTGGATTTATAATATTCTGTTTTTGGTTTTTCTATCTTACAACGACTACATGTTTTCATACTAATAAATAGTACGTGTATTCATTTTTGTCATGTAATCTGGCTCAATATAAGCCATTAGATCACCAACTTTATGTGCTCCTTTGCGGATAACACATTGGTAACCCCAAATGTTTGTTAGTTCAAGGGAATCAGCATTTGGATGCGGATTGATTGATTCAATCCTAACAATTTTCACTTCATGAGTGCTCATACGCTTACCTTCATTGTATTATTACTATGATTTCGTGTTACCATTACTTCAACAATTAACATCGTGCTATCATATGGTAGAGTACGATTGTGATGCTTTGCAAGTTTGTTTGTGTGTCTGATATGAGCCTTAACAGGTCCAATCTCATCCCACAAACGAGCATGATCCATATCATTCCATTGTTGGATAGAATGGATATAGCCCATAGAATAAAGATTTGTTGTGGGATTAAAGATTGCGTATTGCTTTATCATTTTGAATTTCCTTAATCAAGGAATCTAACTTACCACTTTTGATAAGACTTCTTACAGCATCAATTTCTTTTTGCTGTTTATCATATTCTATATCATCATTTGATTTAAGTAAAGAAATCAAAATAGACAAAGCCAAGCTAACAAAAGCTGTAATCAAAAAAACTTTTGAGATAAACCGCAATCCTGCAAACAAAGACATCATAGATGCGATGCCAGAAAGCTTTGCTATAATAAAAGCAAAAATTGCTAGTTTGATTTTAGCTGGAAATGCCTCAAACCCTTCTGGTGTATTAGATTGTGTTTTCATGTGTTACATAACAAGATGTTTATCGTTTTTGAATTCTGTAAATGCTTCCCATAAAAGCTTTAAAAGCGATTCATTAAAATGTCCATGAGAGCTATAAAATAAAACCCAACAAGATCTTGGTGAAATAACTCCCGGTGCTTCTTGAAAAAGCGTAAACCAACGAGTTTTAATTTGATATTTTGGGTTTGGAATAAAACTCATGTTTGCATTACCATCCATTCAATATTGCTATTTGCAACTGCTTGCTTAAACAGTTCAAAATTTTTTTCTGTAACTGAAAAAATCCAACCATTGTCAACAATCATTTCTGCTATAGTAGAAGAAAAATTGCAATTGTTTGTAATTGCTTGAACAGCTTTTTCTTTTTGATTTTTATAAGTTGTAATTCTTAATCTAATCATTTGCTCACCCACCTAGACTTGAACTAGGGACATTCTACTTAACAGGCAGACGCTCTAACCAACTGAGCTATGGGTGAATGGTGGGTCCACTGAGATTCGAACTCAGATACCACAGATTAAAAGTCTGGAATAATAACCATTATATTATGGACCCAATAAAGCCAACTACTCTTCCGACTGAGTTAACAACCCTTGGTAGGCGCATCGAGGCTTGAACTCGAAACCTCCCGCTTATAAGGCAGGTGCTCTAAACCAGTTGAGCTATGCGCCTGTGTTTCTCTCTTATGTTCTTAGATTAACAGTTTTTGTTTTGATTGTCAATCTAATTTTTATTTTTTCTTTCTTGGGGTTTTTAAAGCTTAAACTGCTCTTCCATAATCATCTTGATATCGGGTTATATCACTTTCTTCACATATGCCCATTTGAACTTCAATCAATTCAACATCTTGGGTTTCATAAGCACAAATTCTATGTTTACTACCTTTTGGAATAAAAATGTATTCTCCAGTTTTAATTGGATAATCAATTTCATTTAATTCGATAACACCGCTTCCTGTTACAACAACCCAGTGTTCATCTCTATGTTCGTGTGATTGTAAAGATATTCTACAACCATGTTTTACAAACAACTTTTTAACTTTATAGTTTGAACCAGTTTGAATTGTTTCAAACCATCCCCAAGGTCTTGTTTCTCGATCACTCATTTTAATTTCCTATGTTGATTTTTCTATGCGAAATTTTACAGACCGCCCTCGTTGACTGTTTGAGTAACTACCCTTGATTGATAAAATCTTCTGGATACTTTAATCCCGCATTAAACAAATAGCTGGGATAAAGATCGGAATAGCAGAAATCTACGTCAAACGTTTCGTTGATTACTTCTTTGAACTTACCAAACGAGATATCTCCAGTTAGATACCTTTGTAATGGTCCGTTTACAAACTCAAGAATAAGTTGTTTCTTTTGTTCTTTGTTCATATTATTTTGCCGCTAAAACTTTTAAAGCATTAGCTTCTTGTTGATACCAAACTTTTACTTTATCAGCAATATATTCTTCAGCTATTCCTCTAACCAAAGGAATTTTTACATCTAAATCAATAGCGATAATTCTTTTGGTTGTTTCATTCGAAAATTGATTCGAAATACGCTCCAACTTATATTGACCTTTGCAACTAAAATAGGTTTGCCACTCATTTGGAATATTTGGTTCAATAAAGAATTCTCCAGAATGAGTTTGGGGACACCACGTAAGCATTTCTCCCCATTGTAACATATCTTCTTTGATTTTATCTTTTGCAAACCAAGGAACTGTAACGTTGGGTGTATACCATTTACGAATACAAATCTTATCTTGTACTTCTTCTCTATAAATTACCTTAACATCCTTAATGGATGGAATATACTTTTGTACGTTATGCCATGTATAGGCATCTAGAATGATTTCCTCAACAAGAGATAATTCGTATGGTATGGTATGTTCAATAACTAACTTCATTTTATTTTTTCAAATGTGATAGTGCCCTTGACCAGACTTGAACTGGTACGCTCATACGAGCGGCAGACTCAGAGTCTGCCGTGTCTGCCATTCCACCACGAGGGCTTTGTTATTGTCGTTTTTCTAGAATTATTGCTGCATGATAAGCAAGAAATAATAAATCTTGAGAGAAGAATTTTCCAAGTTGTTCAGCGATTTGATATTTGTTATGACCATATCGCATACGCATTCTTATAGCTTTTATACATTCATCAATTTGATTTTGATCCATTTAGTGCCAAGGACGGGACTTGAACCCGTAAGACCTTTCAGTCGGAAGATTTTAAGTCTTCTGTGGCTGCCGATTTCACCACCTTGGCTTATGTTCTTACTTTAACATTCGATTGCTCGTTTGTAAAGTTATTTTATTTTTTTCTTACCTGCTGCTTAAAATTCGAGAAAGAAGCTGTTGTTCTCTTGCCCAAGTATATCCATCACATACATGATCAGGTGCAATCCAATGATGATCAATTTTAATTTCTGTACGAATCCACAAAGATATATGACCACTAATCGATAGATCAATTGAAAGATGATCTCTCATTGTCGCTGTTTGATTATTAACAGCAGTAATATAACCAATTGGTCCTATTCTTGGAAGAACTCTCCAGCCTAAATCATGAAGCTTGTTTTCAATTTCTCGATGCGTTTCTTCTAGAGACGCTTGCATTGGATAAGAATCCACAAATCTTGGTTGTGTTGCTTCACACCCAAAAAGAAAACAACAAAGAATTAAAGTTTTTAGTTTGATTGTTGAATTCCAATAATTAGCACCCCCAGCAGGATTCGAACCTGCATAAATCCAATTACGGTACTACTTATATTATATACAACCTGTAATTGGAGAATAAATGAATATCTGTAACCATTGTCATTCACAATATAATTCTAGTAGAATCAATCAGAAATATTGTTCAGTTTCGTGTAGAAATTCTCATTCTGTTTCGGAATGGAGAAAAAAAACTATGAAATGTTGCCAACAATGCAACAATTTAATATTGAAAGAATCAAATCTTTGTCGAGAATGCCAAACAAAAACTAAAGAATTGAAAAATGTAACTCTAGGAGAGTATAAACAAAAATTGTCTGTAAAAAATAAACATCCATCATGGGCGACAACACACATCAGACTTTTTAATCGATCATGGAATAAAGAGTTATTGAAATTTGGTTGTCAAAAGTGCGGTTATTCGAATCATATTGAATTGGCACATATAAAATCGATTAGAGATTTTTCCGACGACTCGTTGATATCTGTTATCAACGATCCATCAAACATTTTAGTATTATGTCCAAATCATCATTGGGAATTTGATAATGGAATATTAAATTTAATCGATATTCCATCGAGATAGCCTCTCAGGGGAGACTCGAACTCCCATAAACCTGTTTAGAAGACAGGTGCCTGATCCAGTTAGACTACTGAGAGAAACTTTACGTTATTTTAGAAGACAGAGCCGGTATAAGGGCAGATGGAGTCTAGTATGTCTAGATTAGTTGATCTTGTTTGTTTTCACTGCCAAAAACAGTATACACTACAAAAATTTGATCATGGATTACTTCTTTTGGAAGATATTCCAAAAAGATCTTAATGGCCTAATCCACTAGACTAAGAGCGCATTGTTATCTTATCTGAAATCAGTATACCTCAGATTATCTTTGTTCTAAAGATTATTTTTTAAAATCTCTAAAACCTTGCTCCAATTTGGATTTATATCGCTTTCTTTATTGTTATTTACCTTTATATGCAAAACAGGAATATTAAAGTAATTTGTATCGGTGTGAATGTCAATTTGTCCATCTGATAGTTCAAACGGTTTCAATGGCTTAATAATGCCAATATAACCAACTCTCATATGGTTTTCTATGTCATCTTTGAACGTTGAGTATGAATCCCAAACATTTGGATAATTCTTATGGTTATATCGATAAGTTTTATCGTTTTCGGTATCTTTTATTACTAAGCCTTGGTTTTTGATTTTCTTTAAATCTTTTAGCACGCAATTATATTTTTCTTTAATTTCATTGTTGTTTAAGAAATGTCCAGAACAACTTGGAAGAGTTTTATAACCATTTAACGATGTTAACATAAACACATCAATCAAAGGTTGGTCTAGTGTTTTTATGATTTCATGATCTTGCTTTGTTGAAATTAAAGGTTTGCGTAATGGCGTATAGTAAAACCAATCATTATGTTCTTTTGGTTTAAACCAACGATACATAAACATTTTTGGTTGTGGAACAAGTTTTGAATGTAGGATCATAATACACAGATAAATATATACATGATTATTACAGCAATCAGCACAACCACACACAAGTTTGATGAATCTGCTTCAGCAGTTGCTTTACGAGCAATTTTAAAAGAATGTAAACGTAAAGGTCATCAAGTAAAAATAATAAACGCTGACAAGTTACATATTGTTAAAAACTTGTCTTGTTATGCTGGAGGGGCAAAGAATTGCGCTTCAAAAGACTCTGGAGAATATCGTTGTTGGGCTCATAAACTTTCACACGAAAGCCCAGAAGAATATGGTGGTAAAGATCAGATGTCATTTCTTTATGATGCATTTGAAGAATCTGATATTGTTATCTTCTGCACATCTGTTCGATGGATGAGCCATTCAGCCATAATGCAAACTATCATTGAACGTATGAATACTCTTGAAAACAGAGTAACAGTTTATGGTGAAAAAAGTCCGTTAGCAGGAAAGAAATGTGGAGTTGTAACTGTTGGGCAACATTATAAAGCCCAACAAGTTGCTGAACACATTATGGAAGTAATGAGGTTCATGGGTTTTGATGCACCACCAGATGCAATGTTTGTGTGGCAAAAAACATTAGATTTAAACAAAGAACAAGGAAACAGTTCAAACAATAAATTTGTAAAAGATTACATGGACACAGAACAAGGTGAAATGCAACTTAAACGTTTTCTTGATGCTTTACTTTGAATCTTCTGATGACTTTGTTTGTTCTTTATAACAAGAAGAAAAATATAAAGAAACCGCTACAGTAGAAACAAGCAAAATAATTTCTACAATATTCATGGCTTATTTTGTTAGCTTGATAAGCTTCTCGAAAAGTTTATCGAGAATAATAACGTCAATGTTGTTCCGATCATATTGATATGGAATATAAGTTTGTTCTGGTTTAAGAGGTTCGTGTTTTTTTATTTTTCTATCTTCACGGGGAAACTGATAAGCTTTCATGATTTGTCCCATACCATTTCCATATGTTTCCTTTGTTTCCTTTTTATCAAGGTCTTTTGGAAGATAGTCTTCAAGTTCACGTTTTGTTTCTTTCTTTGCCATTTTAGTTTCCTTAGCTTCGCCCAGAGAATAACCGGGATTACCTTTCTTATAGATATTGATGTTGCCGGGAACATGCTTGACAGGATGTGCGATTACTCCTTGTCCACCTGCATGAAGTGGTACATCATCAGGATTATCTAAATCTTTTACGTAATCGTTTTGTCCAAATTCTTTTTTAATATAGTTAACTGGCTTTACAAGGTGATTGAATACTTCATCACGGTTGGTATGACCTTTGTCTACTTCTTCTGTTTCTTTCCAGCGATTAAGGGTTTTATTACGTTTTTTTGTTAACTTTAACCCATCGTCAGGTTCCATTGGATTGTACATACTACCTTGAGTAATCATATCTCCCGGTTCTAAAGCCAATAAACCTTCGCCGGGAGTATTAACTGGTCCTTTACCAAATGGAATACCACGTTCTCCTTCTCTTGGTGAAGGAAGAAGTTTTGGGATATTGTAACGTTCTTCTTCTGGCACTTCTCTGTCTTGATCTTCATCTTCTGGAACATGATCCACTGGATCTGCTATCGTATTCATTGGAGGCCAGCCATACATGTCTCGATAAAGAACGTCGCTTGCACCTCGTTCATTAATCATGTCTGAATCTTTTTCATAAAAGTAAGAAGGTTCTATATCTTCTTCTTTGTCAAGAATTTTATCTCTTACAACGTCTTCACCGGGAAGAAGATGTGGACGACTATCATATATTTCAGAGCTTTCTAGGGATTGATATTCGGTGTCTTTTGGATCACGTTGAGCATCAATTGCAGGCCATAATGAAGGATTATCTGGATTGTCTTTATCTTCTTGATCTGCTAGTCCCGGCCATACTTGTGAATTAGCTAACTGATAACGGTTACCAAATCCATAAGGTCCACCTTGAAAAGTACCAGCACCAGAAAAGTCTCCAGTATTTTCATTGGTGTAAAGAATATCTAAAAGTTTACGCATGTGAATAAGTATGTTACTTTACTCGTTCACATTTGAAGGATTTTATTACCTTGTTAAAATAGCTGCCAGCAGAAGGAGAAGTAATTAATTCATTATAAGTGTTTGAATCTACACCATAATATTCATAGCAACTACCGTTGTGGAACATAACCAATAGAAGAGAAGAAATATTATCGTACTTACAAAATGCTAAGTTAGAACTTGACATAAAAGTGTGAAGTGAATATCTGTCTTCTCCAATAAATGATTTTGTATTATTTGTTTCCATACTATTATCTAGTTAGGTAACAAATAAGTGGAGTTGTATAAGTAATGAAGCTTGGTACGATGTGTTTTATTAAAAGCAAAAAGAATGCCTTGCAATCGTTTGTTGTTTTGTATCCAGATATTGAAGCAGTGTTAAAAGAAAGAATTGAGCATAACAATTGGCTTCCTTCTATCCTCACAAGTGATTTAAGTAAGCCAGCATTAAATGCAAGTATGAAATCTACCAATGAACCTTTCGTGTTAATAAACGAAATTAAAGATGAAAACGGTGGATTTTATTACAAATGTTTATATCCAGATACTTACGGATGGATAATTGGTAGTAAGAAACATTTTGATATTATTGAAAACAAAGGAAAAAAATGTCAAATACAAGAGTATTGAATCGATTAATTGAAAGACTAGAAGAGTTTGTAGATGAATACAAACTCATGCTAGAAGTAGATGAAGCTGTAACACTAGATGACGCTATAAGTGTCATTGATCGTGTTAAAACTGAATTAGAAGAAGAATCAGAAATATCTGACGAAGACAATGACTAAGGTTTTTTAGTTTTAACAATTTGATATGAGCGATTTGCGTTTAGGTTAAATTGATATCCTAAACTTCCGCTCAACACTGTAATTTGTTTATCTGTCCAACTACATTTATTCCACCATTTGCGGCGATTGATTTTTTTAACACTGGTTACAAATGCTTGTGTTTTTTTGAAGAACACCATATCGCCAACTTCAATTGAATTATATAACTCAACTTCTTCAATTGGTAAAACGTGTTTTAATCTAAAAAACCAAGAAATTGTTGAACTATCATAATCCCAAACGTCTTTAACTTTTTTTGTTGAAATATCGTAATCCTTATACAGTTTAACACCAACAGCTCTTACACTCCATTTTTTCCCACTATGCATAATTTGTTGAGCTTGTGCTGGACTTGATATGAAGTGATATTTGCGTTGGTAAAATATAAGGAACGACGTTATTTCTGCCACGTATGAATTTACTGATAAGTTTGCAAACAACTTATCAAGTCTTTCTCCATAAATTCCAACAATCATATCTCGTTTGTAAGATGGATATAATTGATTGAAATGAAGAGAATGATACCACCAATTATATGGATCAACTTTGTCTTGATTGCAAAGAATAAACGCTTCTGTTAAGATTTTAGGTTTTATTAATCTACCAAAGTCATTGAGCGTTATCTTGCGAACCATACTGATAAGTATTTGATTATTAAGTAAAAAAAAAGGAAGGAGCATTGCTACTCCTTCCTTGTTAGGATGTGTTATGAGCTAGTTGTGTTAATCAGCGTTCATCCCGAGTAGAGTAGAACCGATCAAGAGTTTCGTAAATCTCACGAGCTTGACGACCTGAGAGAACGAACTTGGCAGTACGTCGAGAACCCTTGCGACTGCGACGAATCGGAACAACTAGTTCCATTGTTACTGGACGCTTAGAGCCTTCTTGTTCTAGATTTACTCCAATACGATCCATTGGAGTGTCATCAAAAACTAGAGTGTTACGTGGGTTTGAACCTGTTCCGATACCAGCGAGAGTTGAGTATGATGTGTTTGTTGTACGAATTGACATTTTATTTTTCCTTTTCTTTTTTACGGTGTTTGTTGTGTCACCGTCTTTCGTGAGTATAGAATGCCATTTCATAATCAACGTTTAAAGGTATTTCTCAAAAATCTTCTTCATCGTAAAATTCTTCTAAATCTTCGTTTTCTTGCTCTTGTATCAATTCATTGTTATCTGTTTTCTTTGGGTTAACTCTCAAATATTCAGATTGATTGAAATGATCTCTTTTATATGGATCGTGACGAGGACGTAAACGCTTTTCCTTTTGATGACGAGAACTCATGACTACTTAGTTTTTTTCCTTTCTTTGGGTGCAGAAATAACAAAAGAAGGCTCAGAAACTACTTCTGAACCTTCTTCTGAAAATGGTTTATCTTCAATTGTTGAAGCAGCTTCTTCAACAGCTACTGGATGTTCAGAAGCTACTGGTTCTTCAACAACTGGTTGAACTGGCTCAACAACTAACGGTTTTTCAACTACAGCAACAACTGGTTCAACACGTTTAGTTTTATCAATTTCTTCTTCAACAGATTTTAAAATTGCGGATACTTCCGCAATGAATTCTGTGGAATAATTCCAGCCTTTGTCTTGCTCCATAAAGCTTTGAAAAGCTTCAATTGAAATAATGTTCTTTTGAAGAAGCCATAATTCAATGGCAATACGCTTACGAGCTAAAAAGCTACCTAAATCTGGAGCAGGATTGTTTATTGTTGGGTTTCCACCGGGCATAATTGTTTTTCCTCATTAACACAAAGAGGAAGAATATCGCCCAGTATTTCATGTATGTCTTGTCGCATAACTAATTCTTCAACTTGATCTTCGGTTAAGAAGTTATCAACTTCTTCTGACATGTTTTGCATAAAATTCCTCATTCCAGACAAAAGAATGTTTCTTGCTGTTGCATGATTCATTTTATAGCCTAAAGATGTCATCTTAGATGCGATGGTACGATAGTCTTCACCTTCTTCAATAGTTATATACTTCTGACTCATTTGCTGTTCTCCTTTGTTAAAATCACTCTACAATCAATTCCATATCTTTCTAGTAACACACATTTTTCTCTGAGAGAAAGCTTCTTAAAAGCTCTTCTGGCAGCTTCAACAATTTTTTTGTTGTCCATAACAATGTTAAGCTCTGTATCATTACTTGGAATAATATCTTTTAAAGATTTATCCATGCTAGCTGACAAAGGTTCTTCTAATGATTGAAAATTCCAATCTTTAGTTTTCAATGTTGCATTCACAGACGCAAACATTTTTTCTGTCATTCCAATTTCTGTAAGCAATGATTTGTCAATATTTTTAATTGAAATTGATCTTTCTTTTGCTGCATTGTAAAGCTTGTTTCTTGCTGTTCTTACATGGCTAGGAACATGAAGCATAGGCTCTCTATCCAGCAAATATGAATGTACACTTTGACGAATCCACCAAGTAGCATATGTGCTGAATTTAAAACCTAGTTCTGGCTTAAAACCATCAATAGCATCAAACAAACCTAAATGACCTTCTTGAAGTAAATCACTTCTTAGTTCTTTATGCTTTTGCTTTTTAGAATAAAATTTGTTGATTACAAATGTAACCAGTTTTGCATTCCTTTGTGCTAATTCGTTGCGGAGCTTAATGTCTGAAGCTACCATTTTGCCGCTTTCATCAATTTTTTTTGTTGTTTGATATTTTTTGAACAATTCAATATCTTCATCGGTTTGTTGTTTTGTAACAGCCATGTTAAATCCTTTCTATACCTTTGTAAGACTTCTAATATAAGATTTCAAGCACTTAGCTTTCAAAAGTTGAAATCTTGAATTTAATTTTATTCCCAATGCTCTTGCAACTTCTTCTCCGTTGTGCCAAGCATTAACTTCTTCCTCAAGTTCCAAAATTTGATTGGACAAATTGTTTTTCACTTTCTTTTCGTTCAGAATAGCAAACTTTTCAGCAAGTTCTGGTTTTTCAAAAATCATGTGATGACCAATTTCATGCAACAAAATGTATAGTTGATTTTCTTTTGTACGTTGAGTATTGATGAAAATGATTTTATCATCAGGTTCATACTCGTCAGTACAACCACGGTTGAAAACCACTTGCACATTTATTAAACTGCAATAGTTAACAAGCTGAGAAATTAATGAATTCCAGTTGTTATCGTCCATAACAACTATACTAACACTACACAATTAAAAAAGCAAGTATTTAAATATACAACGTTTGTGTTGCTAACTTAATACTTAAACAGTAATCCTACAATTGTGAGAATAAACAATGCCAATAGCAATTGATCCAAAACAAGACACTTTGCCAATACCAATAAAACTTTATAAGCCTTTTGTAGCTGAATTGGTAAAAACTTATACAAATCAAAAGTTAAAAGACGAAGTTAAAATCGAGGATGCAAAAATTCAAGGTGTTGTTGATTCTCTCAAAGACTTAAATGATAATACATCAAAATTAAATGATGATAATCCTCCAGTGCTTTTTCATTTTGGTTGGAATAAGTCTTTTAAAGACAAAGATAGTAGCCAAAAACTATATGACTTCATCAAAGATAAAGAAATAAAAGATTTATCCGATAAATCTGAAACTGAATTGCAAGGTAAAAAAAGACTTGCAGCAAATTTAGCAGTTGCTGCAAAAGCAGCTTTAGACGAAGGTGATTCGATTTTGAAAGCTTATGCTGCATTAAATACTGCTGTAGATACAGCAAATAAAGCAACACCAGCACCAACACCAGTACCAGCACCAGTACCAGTAACAGAATCGATAATTAATCGTCTAAAGTTAGATAAAACATTATATGAAGCTGGATTCATTGAACGTTCTGAATATCTTGCTTCAATTGTGAAAACAAAAAATTTGCTTAAAGAGGCAGCAGCTCCTGCTGCTGCTCCTGCTGCTCCTGCAACACCCGCTGCTCCTGCTGCTGCTCCTGCTGGTGGCGACGTAGCAAAAGCAAGAGCAGAATTTGGTACAACAATTGCAAATTTTGCATCACCAAATGCTGATACTAAATTCAAAAGATATATGGGTGATTTGACCAAATTGCAAGATTTTGCTACAAAAGCAAGCCAGCAACAAATAAATGAATTTAAAAAACGACTTATAAAGAATTTAATTAAGAAAAAAATTCTTTCTGAAGCAGCAACAAAAGAAAATAAAAAAGAATATCTTAATGAAATATTAGGTTTATTGTTGGGTGCTGCACTTGTTGCTTTGGGAGCTTGGATAGGAAAAAAATTCAGCCAATATTTCACAACTGGACCAGCAGTTCAATATAAACCTTCTAGCAACTATCTTGCGACGGGCAATGACACAGATAATGAAGACTTCACTGGGATGATGCAAGATGAATATACTGATCCACTAACAGGAAAGGTTGTTGACCAACAAGGGAAAACTATTGACTCTGAAGAAACAAAAAAAGCTTTGCAAACTTATATAAGTGCAATAAATTCAATTGCAACTTTGCACACTCAAAATTTAGCTGATTTAGCTGCTAAATTACCTGCTTGCAAATATGATGCAACAAATCAAACAGCTATTCAAAATGCATTAAACGCTATTCCTAAAACCATTGAAAAAGGAAAAACAGTAATTCCTCAATTAGAGGCTTACGTTAAAGCTTAACATCAATCTTTGAATTGAATTCCCCTGCTACTAACTTCGTAAGGGAAGTAAAGACCACCTGTGCCAAAGCGATTTTTCTCAACCATTGCAACTCTATCACCATAGGTTTCAGATCTACGATCTGTATCTAGATGAAGAGAAATATGCATATCAACAGCATGTTTAACTTCTTGCTTGCCAGCAAATGTACCATCTTTGGTTACTTGTCCAATGATAATAGCGTTGGTATAATTTTTCTTGGACCATTCAGCAAGTCTCCAAGCTGATTGAATAGTTTGAGCTTGTTGAGAATATACCTTGTTTGTTTTTGGATCAATTTCATTACATTCAATAGTTTGAAGTGAATCAACAAACAAAAACAATTGCTTGCCGGGATTTTCTGCACGAATTTCATCAGCATGTTTAAGAATGTCATTTACATCATTGTAATATGATGGAATAAAACCATGTTGTAGTTGCATTCTTTTAGCAGTTCTTCTTACTTGATAAATGCTTTCTTCACAAGTGTTGTAAAGAGCAAGATTACCAGTTCTTGTGATTGAATCAGCTAGTTGTAATGCAAAGGTTGTTTTACCGCTACCGGGAAGACCTGTAAGAATAGCGACGGTAGAAGGGATCATACCATCTCCAGCGCAAAGAGCATCAAAATGATCCCAACCAGTTGAAATTGCATTTTCTAATTCTGTTGGTAAATCAATATCTAAAATATTTGTTTTGGTTGTAACTTCTGGGTTACCTACATTGATTTTATTAGCCATGATTAATAGTTCTCCTATTGTTTTTATTTTAATGTGGCGTAAAAAGGATCTAAAACAGTTAGATTAATAAAGCCACCAAAATTCTTTTCTGAACTCTATTTCTGATTTTATTTTTTCTGGACTTACACCAGTAGGAACTTTTTTGCCATCAACTTTTTGTCTAACATCACGATAGCCTCTTGTCATTCCAGATAACAATGCCATTGCCATGCTTTTGTTTGATTCTAAAGAACCAAGATAACCTTCTTGGTGTGCCATTGGCGTAAAGGTTTGCAAACCAATAGCCATTGCCATAATAAGGTCATCGTGACGTTTTTTTAATGCTTGGCCACGTTTACCGTTCCATATAAACGTTTCCATTTCAGCAACAAAGCGTAATGAATATATTTTAAGATGATGGTTTCTGATAACTTGTTCTAAGTTTTCAAGAATCTTTTCACGGTTTTTGGGAGTGATTGTAAAGCCGGGAAGAATATCTTTTTTTTCATCTGGCAACATCCCAATCATTTTTTCTTGTAAATCAGGCTCATAATACAAGTTTGGATATTCAGCATCTCTTAATTTAATAGCTGTAGCAATACCTACTGTATTTTTTTCATTTACGATAAGAGCATCATTATATCTTTTACCAATATCAATAAGCCATTCTCCAAATCTATCTGGAGGAATTTTACCCATGTATTCAGCAACAACTTCACTTTGATTTACATCAAACACATGAAAAGCTGAATAGTCTTCTGCATCACCTCTTGCAACGTCAGCAGCGATAATATATTTGTGATCTGGGATGCTTGTTTTCCAAATGTGTAAATCTTGACCTTTACCATTAGGTCCAGTATAGCCAATAGGAGCCATAGAAAGGTTTCTAACGTAATCAATATCTGCTTGTGAGAAAAAGGTTAATGTAGAACCTTCAAAGCCACAGTTATGAACAACAACACCACCAACAATATACGAGTTATCTTCTTCAATTTCGATGTTATATACTAAGGGACATTCATCTTTAAGTTTGTGTTCATATTGAATATTACCTAAAAACTCATGATTGATTAAACGTGTTCTGCTTCCCGATTTCTCCAAAGCACACTTGTTTGTTTGTAGCATTTCCAACATTGTTGGAGCAGCAAGTTGGTCAAGACCATCGATTTCATAGTAGCCTGTTTTGTGATCTATTCTTCCATAGTGTCCAATGGCAGCAAGTAACATTTTTACTTGATATAGCAGCCGACTTGATTTACTAACTACTTTGAGCTTTCTGCCATTATTGTTTTTTATTGCTGCTGTGATATGATCCCCATCACCATCAAAATGGCCAACAAGGAAACCTTTTAAAAACTCGGTATTGGTCCTAAAACATGTTTCTGGGTTTAGATATTTTTGTGTTGCATCTAGCGCAACTACAAAATGACGATATAGTGATATCACGTATTTATTGGATGTTTCGATAGTAAAACATTTGCTATAAGATCGTATGTCCAAGTCATAAGCTACACCAATTTTGTCATAAAAGTCTGTGACAAACTTACCAAGCGTTTGTCGTTCATTTATGTGGAAAGCTAGTTGCAACTGTTCGGTAAGTACATTTTTCTTTGAATAATGTTTGTGTATACACCCTTCAGCAACAGCCAACCCAATGAATCTACCCAAATCAAAATCAATATCGATTTCTCGGCTTATTGGTTTTGTTCTTTGCCTCCAATAAGTTAGTTTGTTGGTTTCTTTAACAAGTTTCTTTTTTGCAACAGGCAATTGCCACAAATCAAGTTTGATATTTCTTTCTGTGATAATGTTTTCGAGGTAGTTTGCTGGATGAAGGACAGATATAAATCTGTTGGCATAAATCGTTTGAAACTCTGCAATTTCATCTAAAGGATAAAACTTTGAAGGAATTTGTTCTTTTATGATTTTATTGTATGGAGATTGACTAGATCCGCAAGTAAATTTTTTACCATATAACGGGTGGTTGCCGGTTATCCAAAGCTTTTCATCTCGGTTTCCGGGTACAGAAACTTGATATATATTTTCATCATGATTGACTGCTCTACAACCTACATTTTTGACTGGTCTAAATCTGCCTTTATGTGTTAGAACTAAATCTCCGACACTAATATCGCAAGCATATTTGTAACCATCGTTTGTTTCTATTCTAGAGTGCGGGCCAACACACAAAAGCTCCTGAGCGATCCCACGGGCATCCATTGGTTTTGATTGATCTTCAAACCATTTTTCATCTCTTTCTGGATGAACAAACCAAGGAAGTTTAATCCCGTGGAAACCGTTTTTCCCAACACCTTTACAATGTTGTCCAACTTTGTTTTCTTCCCATTCCCCAGTTTCTGCACTTGTCCATAATTGATAGAAAAAGTTTTTACCTCTTGGAGTAGAAAACACAATAGCTCTACCACCAGTTGATAATGTTGGATAAAGACCCAACCATAGTTCTTCTAAGTTATCAATGTGTGCAGCTTCATCAACAATAAGTAAAGTTACAGCTTCACCACGGGCTGCATCTTTTGATGTTGGAATAGCTGTAATCTTTGAGCCATTGTTAAATCTAATATATTTTACTGATTCTGCTTCTGGTTCTTTTAAGTCTAAGATATTAAGCATCCAAGCTGGAAGCATTTTAAATGCTGTTCTGATTTTATCAATCATGAACTTTCCAACTTCTAATTTGGTTGCCATAACCAGAATGTTAGCGTCTTGTCTAAACATTGCCATCCAAAGACAATAAGCAGACGTAGTTGTAGACAAACCTAACTGACGAGATTTCAAAACAATATTAAACTTATAATCCAAGAATGAACTAATACATTCTTCTTGAAACGGATAAAGTTCAAAAGGTAAACGTCCTTTTGTTGGATGTTGAATGTACAAGTATTTTTTGATGAAGTAGATGGGATCTTCCCCACACTTCATGATTTCATCAACTTGTTCTTTTTTGGTTAAAGCCATAACAACAGTATTATGCCACGGTAACCAAACAATGTAGATGGTAGATGCATGTTTTATTTGTACGGTATGCACTCATTGAAACGTGTTCAAGCCATTCTTGAATTGTGTGATTGTCAACAGATAGTTTAACAGTTTTAACTGGAGCTTCTTCGTAAGGTTGTTTACGATATGAAAGCATTGATTCATCTGTTGCTGCTTCTGCTGCACGTTTATATTCGTCTGAAATACGTTCTAAACGCTTTTGAATCATTTCCAAAAGTTCTTCACGAAACTTTGGACGCATTGTTATATAAGCATTTTGTGTGCCGCCTAAATTAACAAGAATCTGGCTTTTAACCAAAATGGTGTTTTCTAGTGGCATTGTCATTTTGATAAAATGATTTGGATATTGACGTTCAGAAGATTTACCAAACGAAGTATCCAATAAGTTGGTTAATAGTCTATAACGTGCTTTTTGTTGAATAGGCATAACTTATCCTTTTGAAATAAGTATTTACTTCAACTGTATTTGTGGTAAGAACGCTAAATGTCTGCGTTCCATATATGTTTTCCAACGCTCACTTGTTTTGTCGGGAATTGTTTTGCTGCTAGCCCAGTATAACTGACACATACTGCAACATTCTACTTCTCTATAACTTTGAGCGTCTTCTGCTGTTTTCATTGGATATTCGCACATAGGACAATGAAAAGGCACAATGATTTTATTGTTGTCTACAGGAAACATAACAACTAGTTTCCCATCGTGTAAAATATTTACTTGCTTACCGTTGTGGATCAATGCTTTCATGCTATATATTATGTGTAAGTTACGAGGTATGTAATGAAACTTTCAAGTTTTTTATTCGAAGAAAGTAATGAAGAAATCATAGCAAATGTTTTGCTTGGCAAAGCAATTTCTACAGACCCAGAAGATTCTAAACTTGAAATTCAAAAAAACGACTTAAAAAACCTAGAAGTTGATATTAGTGATTTATTAGAAGGAAAAAAACCTTTAAAAAAATTGTTTTTCGAAAACCTTTTAACAAAAACAAATGTTTATGAACTTCAAAAGTTCGAAAAAGGTTTCTTTAGAATTAAACCAAAAGATGAAATCAAGAAAGAATTAATTGAAGGTAATCTTTCCAAAGAAGAGTTTGTAGCATTATTAGATAACGCAAAAAAAGCTTTGTTCGATGGATTATCTGTTGTAGAAATACCGAAAGGTTCAGCAGGTAGTGGTAGTGGTACTTTTACCACTTATGTGGTAAAAGATACAAATCTGGATTCAAAGTTTTATAACTTATCAATTAGTATTGTTATTGCTGCTGGCAGCAATGAAGGTCATGATTTTGAAGCTCAGTTTGAGAATGAGATTAAAACTGCTAAAGGTGAAAATTGGGAAGCTTTAGTGTGCTTCTTACTTCAAGAAGGTTTAATAACCTCAATTAAAGACATTGTAGGTTATGAATTCGTAACAAAAAGCACCAAAGTTAGGAGGCCATTCACTAGCAATATTTCAAATATTGGTTCTTTAGTTAGGGACTTAACTTTGTTTCGTTGGGATGGAGTCCCAATTTATGTTAGTTTGAAAGGTGAAAGAGGAGCTACATTTGCGAATTTAGGTTGTGCTGGTAGCTTTGCTATTGAAAAAGCTGAAGACGCAATAAAAGTTACAGTAACAGAAAAAAATACTCCATTTTTTATCTTTATCAAAACGTTAGGTGTTGATTTAGAAAAAATCAGAATGGGTTTTGAAGCTTATGGCAATGGATTGTTAGATAACAACAAACAATATCCACTTTCGGAAGAAAAAAAAGAAATAGATTCTTCTTTCGGAAGTGCAGCAATGGATTATTTAGCTGCTCAACTTGGATATGGATACATCTATTTTAGAAAAACATCATCTGGTGCATTTAGAATTTTTAATATTGATACAGAAAATGCAGCTAGAGATATAGTTGGTAACTTTATCAGTGGTTATATTAAATATCCTTATTTTATTGATAAAAATAATAAATCAAAACAATGCACAATTGTAGTGCAAACATCAACAACAGAATATAAAATAGAAATAAGAAGCAGTAAAGGCAGAGATACTGCTTATGATTTTCTTAATTCATTAGAATGTAAAGTGCTAGTATCTAAAATTCTATCAGCTAAGAAAGACTTTCATTGTAAAGAAAATTTTTCTTTGAGAGATTATAGTGATACTTCACTTGAAGTTAATATGGATTTGAAAACTGAATCAATTAAGCTTTCAAAATATTTGTTTTAATTCCATCAACAGCCAAGTTCTTCATCTTAGCCTCAACATCAACATCAATTGCATCAATCAACAAACCTTCACGTTGACAATCTGGAATATAGTGAATGTAATCACTATGCTTTCTTCTATCCGTGAAGTTTCCATTCTCTAGTCCCGGTGTGGTGTTAGACAAATGCTGCAATGGCTTGCAGCCGCTAGCCTTCCACGTATACACAGACAAACTAAAGGCATCTTCAAGTGACAAACCACCGTCATTAAACGTATGATGATGCGAATCCCAAACAAGAGGGATATTTGTTTTTGTATTAACGTTTAGCAAATCTACCAAACTATATGCGCTTTCATCATTCTCAAACGTAAGACGAGAACGCACATTGTTTGGTAGATTACAAACAACTTGAATAAGTTGATCCAACCGATCCGACTTGCCACCATGAATATTGATGGCAGCATGGGGAGACATTGGGAAACCCATACGATCAAACACCCACGCATGATGAGATAGTTCCTTAATAGCATTCTCAACCGTAACAGGATTATCTGAACTAAGAACAACAAACTGATCAGGATGGGTAGTTACTCTAACTCCCGCATCCATAAAAGCCTTACCAGCTTTGGTAAGCAATAGATTAATCTGTTCGTCATTGTTAAGTACATCTTTGTTGTACTCAGACAATGAAAACAAATTGCTTGACAAACGAAACAACTTAATATTGTTCGTTACAAGCTTTGGCACAAGATTAATAATCTCGTTAATGTTGTTGATGTAACATTCACGAATATAAGATTTGCTATATGCACCTTGTTGAAAACGTCCAAGTTGGAGTGAACGTTCATTGATAGCATTTTCGTAAACAACGGAACCATCACGCTTGGTATATGGTTCCAACCATTGACAACAAACACCTAGACTCATAATCTTATAATAACAATTTACTTGTTGAATATAAAATTAATTTTTAATTTATAGGCTACGGCAGATTGTTGCGGTATTTAAGCAAATTCTTTGTGCATGATGTGTTGAAGCATCAACCCGCAAACGAATTCTGCTAGTAATATTTTCTGCGATTGTGGAATATCTTGTGCCTATAACTGTAGGACGGCAAAGACCTGTTCTAAATCTACGTGCTGCACCATCCCAAGTTCCGCATACTTGATATGAACGCCATAATGCTGTAGCGGCTTGGATAGGGGCTCCAGCTATATGTCTTTGTTGCGGAGATAATGGTGCTCCCCAATTACCACCTTCTCCATGATCACATCCAAGATGTGTTTCCATAAAGCCAATGGTGGCAAAAATTTCTGTTGGCATTGCCGGATATTGACGTTGAGCTTCCACAAGCACTTGTTCGATTTGTGAACGTCGTTCAATAATACATTGTCGGTTGTTTCCTGACATGTGTGGGTACAAAACGAGGATTGCAGTTATAACTTCTGCTGCTGTAATCATTACTCTTTCCTTTTGGTTAATTTAATTTCAAGCGTTTTAAACGCTTTTTTGAAATTAAAATGATATTGAACCCTTATATATATGGTTCAAAACTTGAAAATTCTTTCAAGCATTCCTGAGCCGAGTGTGGGATTCGAACCCACAATAGAAATGGAGCCCACTATCCGATTTGAACGGATGACCCCCTCATTACAAATGAGGAGCTCTACCACTGAGCTAAGTGGGCATATAAAGAATAAAACTGGTAAGTGGAAAATTTGAGTGGACCTATGCAGAATCGAACTGCAAATTTCTGAATGCAAATCAGGAGTTATACCATTTAACTACAGGCCCGAAACAAGGAAACTTTTACATTCCCTTGCGTATGTGTTACTTAACTATTATGATCAGTATGATTCTACTCGTTGTTGAAGCCTTTGTGTAATATCTTCTACCGCTTTGTTAAGTTGACCATCATTTCCATGAAGACGAATATCTCCCCAACCTTGCATAAGGCCACGATATTCGTTAAAGGTGAGCATGTTAGACATTTCTCGCATAAACGACATTGCTTCTGTATCGTTATTATGCGTTACGTTTTCCCAGTTTGAATGACGGGCACGAACACAAAACTTACCAAGGGTTTCAAGAAGAAAACGATCTGATTCTGATAGACGAACTGACTTTACCATATTGATATATCTCTTTTATACGAACGATTGATTATTTGTAGCACCCATCGGCTACATTTACATAATGCCAAACCATTATTCCAAAGTAAAGGTAATTCAAAACTATATATTGTTTAGGAGTAAACCCATGCGTATTTCCGTAGAACAACTTAAAGAACTTATTCGTGAAGCAGTTGAAGAAGTAATGGAAGAAAAAGAACTAAAAGGAAAACAACATAAAATTGACGTTGCACCTCCTTTTGGCAAAATTGATAAAAATGATTTTAAAAAACTTCGTAGCATGAAGAAAACCAAACCTTCTAAAGAAGAACAAAAAGATAAAAAATAGTTCATCTAATGAAAACAACATTTAAAACCCTACAACACCTTTGGGAAAGTCTTTTAGAAGGTGGTTGGGACACGATTGCAACTCAATCAACAGTTATCAGACCATCAACAGTTAAAAAAGCGTTGGTGGTTGCTAATCAATTGATTGATGGGTTTAATGTTTTTCTTAAACTAAAAGATATTCCAAAAGTAAAAATTGGAAGTCCTTTAGGTAGTTCTTCATATCATGAAGTAGATCCAGAAGATAAAATCTATGGAGATATTGATCTACAACTTGTTGTTCCAGAATTACCAGAACATAAATTGTTTACACCAAGCCAAGTTCAATCTTATTGGTGGAAACTATTAAGTGATTATATAAAAGAATCTAATTTGGATTATATTCATCCTGATTCTGAATCAGGGCATCCAATTTTAAAAATTGAAGAAGACCAATATGTTCAAGTTGATATGATTATTCATCCAGAATCTTTGGAACGTTGGGGCAAGTATAGAACAACACCAGAAAGAGGCGTTAAAGGTCTTTTAATGGGAAATATGTTTTCAACACTTGGAAGTTTGCTTGATCTAAGCATTCAACATGCTGGTGCTCAATATAAAAAAAGCACAAAAGATAAAGAAAGAAAACCCTACGCAACAACCCGTAAAGATTTTGAATTAGTAACAGTTACAACCAATCCAGATACTTTTGTTAAAGATGTATTTGATCATGAATACAATCTTATTACTGGAAGAAATCCGTCAACAGCTAAAGTTGATAAAGCTCTTGTTGATAATCCCGGTGTAAATGTTAACAACATTAAAATTGAAACTTTGGTAAAAGCTGTAAAAGGTTTGGCCGCAAGTTTTGAACTAAACAATATGTACGGTAAAAAATCTCTTTCCAAATATTCTTCAGCCGAAGAGTTTATATCTGAGTTTTTGAGAGTATATGAAGACAAAGCTAACAAAGATATAAACTCAGCAAAAAGAGATAAAGCTGAAACCCCAGAAGCTATTGCTAGAGCAGAGAGTGATAAGGAAAAAGTTCGTTCTGGACTTGAAATGGTTAAGGGATTGTTCAGCAGTTAACGTTGCTTTCCGTTCCATTATCATAAATCGTTATGATATTATTTGCAGCTTCTTTAATTTCTTCAACGTGAGAAATTATCAAGATGCTCTTAAAACGATTTTTAACTGTTTGAAGCAACTCAATAACTTTTGTACAGTTGGAACTGTCCAAAGCTCCAAAGCTTTCATCAATGATAAAGATATCAGGTTTAGGAAGGCTTGAGAGGCTTATTAGAGCCACTCTAATAGCAAGTGATGCAATCATCTTTTCCATGCCGCTAGCAAGCTCTATAACCCTTCTAGAGTCTTTGTCTTCAATGAATACATCAAGGGTGTTGCTTCCTACTTCTGTTTCAAGAAAGATTCTAAAAGAAACAATACCAGCAAGGATATTGTTAAGCTCTGCATTGATTTCTGGAAGCTTGTTCTTCAACACATAAGCTGGGATACCGTTCTTGGAAAAAGCTTGAACAACAGAATCATAAACTTTTTGTTCTTCGATAATCTTTGCGGCTTCTTCTGCTTCTTTGTTTAGTTGCTCAAGCTTGTTAGTATAACCTCCAAGCTTAACATAAAGCTGTTGAAGATTTGACTCCATATCACTTATTGTAGAAGCTAGAACTTTTTCTTCTTCAATAGTTGTTCCGAGATCTTCTTGCTTGTTTAACTCCTCTAACAGAGAATTGTGTTCTGCTCTAATAACAACAAGTTCTTGTTGAAGATTGGTAATTGCATCTTGGCTACCTTTCAACAAGGTTTGTGTAAATTGTAATTGTTGTTGCTTGCTTTCAAGTTCTTTTTCCCAGCGATGATATGATTTTATTTGTTCTTCAATCTTTTCTTGTTGAAGAGTTTCAAAATCAGATTTCATTGCTTCATATGTTGCAAGAATATCTTCAACAATTTTATTTTGAGTTTCATGTGAAGTTTTGTCGGCATGACTGTCTTTGATATAATGACAAGTTGGAAATGAATCACCACAAGGAACAAGATCAAGCTTCTTAATGCTTTTAACTTGAGCAGCAAGCTTTTGTTGTTCTTGAGAAACTTCAACCTTAAGATCGTTATATTGTTGACTAAGGCTTTTTAGTTTTACTGCTTTTGATTCAAGATCAGCAAACTGCACATTAGCCATTTGATTATTTAGAGTTTGAATGCTTTCTCCAAGTTGGCTACAAGTTTGTTTATGGCTATCGGCTTCTGATTGACGCAATACAATCTTGCCTTGGATTCTTTCTGTTTTGTCAAAAGCATCGGCAACTTTTCGACGTAGATCTGCTTGCTTGTCTGCACCATGTTGTTGCAGCCAACCACGAAGCTTTTCACGGCTAGCTTTCTTAAGCTCAAGTTCTTCTTTAGTAGAACAGATATTTTGATTACATTCAACAATAGCTGCTTCACAAGTTGTTTTTACTTCGTTCCAATTAATGTTACGAAACTTGCTGCTTATAGCATTAAACTTTTGAAATTCTTCATTTCCCATCTTGTGAAGTTTCTCAAAAATATCAAGATCAAGAAATCTATTAAGAATAGCTTTACGTTGAGTTGCACCTTCGTCAATAAAACGATTCATGCCACCTTGATTAGAGAAAGCAGTAAGCAAGAAATCTTGTGATGTACCAATAAGCTTACGAACAACCTTATCGGTATCTGTTCTGGATTCGCTGTTTTCAGACACAAGTTCCACTTCTGTTCCATCACTTTCAATCCGAGCAAGATGTAGTTTTGTTGCAGCCTTTTCTTCATCTACTTTACCACGTTTTAAAGCTTTAGCAACGCTACGTTCAACAACATAATCAACACCAGAAACATTTAAAGTAATTCGTGAATGCCCAGTTTTTTTATTCTTGTTAATGATGTAAGAGCTTTTAACTGGTCCACGATCTGTAGTGTTAAAAAGTCCAAACATTAATGATCCAACAATAGAGCTTTTACCAATTTTATTTGGTCCAAAAATACCTGTGATACCGTTTAGATTTGAAAAACCAATACGATTAGTTTCCCCATAGCGGTAAAGATTAGAAAACTCCATATCTTTAATAGACCACACAATATCTCTTGCAACATCGTCTTCAGATTGACGAATAGTTTGCAATGCCTTTTGTACATAAATTTTTGCTTGATCTTTTTGTAAACCAGTTAGTTCGATTTTATAATCCTTTTCAACAAAGGATTCATAAAGCTCACAAAGCACTTCTGGTGAGTTTCTAAGGCTTGAGGTTTTTGCATGTGTAATTTCATCTGATCCAGATTCAGAAACACTATCTTTATCAGCCTTAAAGACAACTTCGCTAGCTTTGTGCTTGTTTTTAAGTTCATCATACAGTTCCTTCATTTGAAGATGAAACACTGTTTGATCTGAAACAATACGAACACGTTTATGTTGCAAGTTTTTTTCTGATACTTGTAAGGCTTCTTTGACTGTTGAAGCTACATCACCCTTCCAATCAATTGTTACAAATTGATAATCGTTTTGTACTTGATGAAAGGTTACATCCCAATCATCAGCAGAACGAATATCCCAAACATGGTAACCTTTAACAACATCTTCACCATAGTTTTGCTGGATGAGGGAGCCGGGATATCCAATCCAAGGCTTGCGTGTTCCTTCATGGTCACATCGCTGGTTAAGAAACTGTTGCTTGTGAATATCTCCCAGCAAAGCAAAATCAAAACGTTCAAACATAGAGATTTCAGCTTCTCCATGTGTCATAACCCAATCACTGTCTGTTGCACAACCTCTTACAGAGCCATGAAACATAGCAATATTGATTAAGTCTTGATCTGTTTGAACACTGTTCCAACCAGCTTCATCAAAACATGATAGAACACATAGGTTGATGTTTGTTTTTGGAAGAATGTAGTTGCCACTTTTTTTAAACAAAACAATTCTTGGATCATTCATGGCTGATATAATCGGAGAGATTGTATCTTGACGATTATCATTGGTTAGATTACCGTCATGGTTACCAAGAATAGAATATACTGGAGCAATATATGATAGTTCTTTAAACATCCAAGTTATTTTGTCAATAACTTCGGGTGTGATATTTTGAGTTTTTGTATGGAAAATATCTCCTCCACAAAGAATAAAATCTGGTTTAATTTGTTCTTTTAGTTGAACAAACAAAGTATTAAAAACTTTTGTATATTCTTCGTGGCGAGTAATACCTCGCCAATGCAAATCAGAAATAAATGCTATTCTTGTCATGTATTAAATCCTACTTTACTTGATAATATTTCTCAAGTAATACACATCATCAAATTCAATAGTATTAACTTGTTTTAATTCCATAAATTTATTGCGAGATATTTCACCGGGATCTTTTATTTCTTCTGGTAGCTCTAAGATTTTAACTGATGTTCCATAATCATAAAGCAATTTAGCTATTTCTAATGTGGCTCGTTTTGCGTCATTGTCTAAACACAACAACACAGGAGTATTGTGTGTTACAATAGCTTGAAACAAAGCACAGTGCTTGGTCAGTTCTTTACCCAGCAAGCAAGTTGCATTATCATTTACTTTAAACATATCAAATGGGCCTTCAACAATTGTTAGTTCTTCATCCCAATCAATATTGATTTCATTAAACACAACAGTTTCTCTACGAAACCTTGGATTAAAATATTTTGGCTTAACATAAGACTTAAAAGTTCTTGCAGTAAAAAAGTTTAAATTACCTTCTAAGTCATGTGAAGGAACAATAATTCTGTTAATATAACTTTTATCAAGTTCAGTAACACCAAATTTGAAATACCAAAAATCACGTTCTGTTAATCCACGATCTTTAAGGTATTTTGTTGCTTGACGCACATGGGTAGGAGCATCATCTAAGTCATGCCACCATTCAGCTAGCAATTGAAATCCTGTGGGTAGTTGAAGTAGCTCTAGTTCCTTTTTAATGGCATTTTCTTCGGCGTCAGAGACAAGAGATGCAGCATTGAACTGAGAAATAAATTCTTCGGCGTATAAAGGTTTATAACGCTTTAATAAACCATAAATGGTTTTTGCTTTATATCCACACACCCAACATTTTGTTAACCAGTTGTCTGTACGAATAGCAAGTTTCTTTTTATCTGTTTCGTTACAAACAGGGCAACAAACGTTGGCATTAAGTCCAGCATTAGTAAGTTTTGCTGAACCAAAGCAACGTTCAATAAAATCTATGGCCATCCCTTGTGTATGCATATACACATATGGTAAAGCAATATATTCAAAAGTCAAAATTATTTAATACGTTTACAACCTTTGCCTTGTTGTACATGATATCTCATAGCTTCTTTATGGCTTAAAGCAGATGAAGAAGTTAATACCTTTTTACTTTCAACTTCTAATATAAGTTGTTTTTTGTTGGACTTAATCAAAGGCCATATATCTAAATAACCTGTATATCCAGATTCATAAGCTTCAGCCAATAAATCTTCAGTAGCTTTTTCTAACTGAAGTTTTATTGTGTACATTGCTTTTTCTTGTTCAGTAATTGGAGGTAACATGGGTATTATTAACTTTGTGGAACACAACCAATAGAAGAAGAGAATAACATAAACAATGTTCTTACTGTTATTCCAAACATAATAGCAAGCAATATTCCGTATGGTTTAAATTCGATTGATGCATTTGCTTTTTTTACATATAGTTCATCCATTGATTGAATGTTTCTTAAGTAAAGAAGAGCAAATGTAATTTCAAACATGTACCAATACACGTTTCTTGATAAACCATTTAAACCTCCAACAAAATCTAAAGCAATCAAAGATATCACTGGAGCATATTGACAAAGTTTACAACCTTTTTTTTGTTCTTCGATCATGTCTATTCCCCTTATAGGATAAACATCGTCGTCTATTTCCATAGGGTTGTATTTAGGTAAGTTGTCCATGAGTTAAATGCATATGATTGGCTTGAATATAAGCTGTTTTTTGATAATGAGGGAAGTAAACAGGAAACAGCATTACGAAATCAGCACCACCAAATGATTTAGTGCTTTCGCTCATACGTTCAACATATCCACGTTGAACCTTAATAGGGTCACCAGCAATTGTAGCTGTTGAACCTCCTTTTACTCCACCTACAGGTCTTGGAAATGCACAGCCATTGATATCGCAGCGAACATTACCCCATTCATCTTTTTCAAGTTCATAAACAGGTACGTTATCTGGTGCGATTCCATGTACTGTACTGCCGTGACCTACTCTAACATGATCTCCTTTAGCCATGATTATATTCCTTTCAACTTTCTACAACAACAACACAATTTGTGGTAAGTAACAATCCAACAACTGAACAAGCATGTTCAAGCGAATATCTTTCAACTTTAAGCGGATCAACAATACCGGAATCAATCAAATCACAGTAACGATGTTTTGAAGCATCATATCCTTGTCGAATACGTCTTGAAAGTAATGTTTCGACTTTTTTCTCAACGAACTCTGGAGATCGATGAGTATCTCCAGCAATATCATGAAGAACTTCTACAGCTTTCTTTTTTTCATAGGCACGAAGTTCGTTCATTACAACATCAGAACTCTTGCCTGAGTTTTCAACAATAACTTTCAATGGTTGACGACAAGCTTCAACAATAACTCTTGCACCAGCTACTTCATCTTCTGTTAAGTCTTTTGTTGTTCTTCCATCATTTATTAAAGTTTGTAGCCATTCAGATGCGTAAAACAATGAAGTGCCACCACCGGGAAGAATACCTTCTTGTACAGCAGCTACTGTTGCATTTAATGCATCGTCAACACGATCTTTCTTTTCAAAGATTTCAACTTCAGTTGACCCTCCTACTTTAACAACAGCAATACCACCAGCCAATTTAGCCAAACGTTTCTTGGTGTTTTCACGTTTAAGATCGTCGATACCAAGGTTTGAATTCAATACTGTTCTTAGTTGAGATACACGTTCAGAAATTAATTCTTTACGAGTTTGATCATGTCCAATAATTGTTGTTGAGTTTTTGGTAACAATTACACGTTTGCATTGACCAAAATCTGCTACAGTTGCTTTCTTGATTTGCTTTTCCGATGAAGCATCAAAAACTGTGCCACCTGTTACCAAAGCAATATCAGAAAGAACATCTGTACGATTTTCACCGTAGCTTGGAGCTTTAACAGCACAAGAATAAAGAACACCTTTCATCTTGTTAACAATCAAAGTATGTAATGCTTCACCTTCGATTTCATCTCCAATAATAAGCAATGGACGATTAGAGTTTGTTGCAAGTTCTAGAACTGGAAGAATTTCTTGAATTGAAGATATCTTTTTGTTTGTGATTAAGATATATGGTTCGTTTAACTCACATGAAAGTTTTTCTTGATTTGTTACAAAGTAAGGAGCAACAAATCCACTTTCAAATTGCATTCCTTCAACAACATCCAAAGTTGTTTTAATACTTTTTGCTGGTTCAACAGTGATGATTCCATCTTGACCAACTTTTGAAATAGCTTGTGCAAGCAAGTCTCCAATTGATCTATCACCGTTTGCAGAAATGGTTCCAATGTTAACAATATCTTCATTGTTTCGAACTGGAATTGCATGTTCTTTTAGCCAATCAATAACTTTTGCTGTTGCCCATTCCATTCCACGTTTGATTTCAATCGCAGAACGTCCTGTTGCAGTCATTTTAATACCTTGTTTAAGCATAGCATAACCAAGTACAGTAGCTGTTGTTGTGTTGTGTGTTATAACATAATTGTCGGTAATATACAAAGAATCATGGTTACTGACCTTAATACACATCATTTCGGTTTTTTTATTGGTTTTGACAATATCAACAATCCGTAATCCGTGTTTGTTACCTTTTAACTCACTAACTCTATAGATCGTTTTCTTGCCATATGATCCATCTTTGGGTTTCCTTACGTATGTAGTAACATTAACACTTTTGCCTAGACTTCTACATAGATCGACAACATCAGAACATAGTTGTTTGCTTACTGTACTGTATTCAAGCAATCCTCGTTTGTTGATACTTCCATCAGTATCAACAAGACCCTCTAACAGCTTTTTTCTTGTGAATATAGAAGAAAACAAATACTGCTTTGGAATAAATTTAGTTTCACTTGTTGTTCCTAACAAGTTAAGTTCTTTTAAAGCTTTTTTGATGATCGATTTTTGACCAGAGAGTTGTTGGTCAACTCTTTGACTGCCGGTAATCGTTCCTTTAATATAATGCTTTGTGGACGTATAATGCTTTTTATGCATTTTACAACCTTGCGGTAGAACTAGTTTGTCGAGAATATATTCTTCCTTTAAACCAACTGATATATCAATTTCATGTTCTTCCGAAAGACTTCCATCTCCTAGCAACACACCAAGCAGATATGGGTCTAAAGTAATGTTATCATCATAAAACTCAGCTTGAGTTTGTTTTACGAAATACCTTCCTCGTTCGTATGGTCCTACATCAAGACCGGTTTCAAGCATTTGTTTTGTGGTTAATGTGCGTTCATTTCCGTAGTACGTTGTTACGCTCCACAAATGATCTTCGCAACATTCCACAACTCTAGAATGTGTATTTTTATTACCGTCAGATAAAATAACTTGATATATGTCTTTTGTTCCTTTGGGATATGTTCCTAAGACTTTTTGAATGGTACCATCCGTGCCACAAATAGAATCTCCTATTCTAAGTTGTCCCATTGTTGTCCAACCTGTCGGAGTTAATACTTTCGCATATAGTGGCTGCGGACCATCCCCAGCAAGCTCATTTGTTTTGCTAGCTACTTCTTTTATAAGCTCTGCGCCAATACTAGGAAGTTTTGCTTTGAGATTAATGCTCTTTGCAACAGTTACACCGTCTTTGGTAATCAATGGTGCTGTTTGTCCGTTATCAATAATAACGTTATGACCACTTGGCCCCATCGTACTTTTAACGGCTTTATAAAGTATTTCTGCACCAGCTAAAAGCTGTTCATGTGCATCTTGACCAAATGTAACTTCAATAGGTTGAGATTCTGTGTTTGCTTGTACTGTTTTATTCATTTTATTTTCTTATTGGTTAAGCTTACGAATGGTACCATCAGCGTCAACATATTCACGGGCAGTTAGTTCTGGATCAGCCAAGGCAGATCTTAAACCATTAATACCTGTTGGTTTTTGTTGAGATTGTTGAACAAATTGATTTGAACTTATTTCATTCATTAAAACGCTTGGATCAAGTTTTTCACCATTTGATGTTGGAGAAGCAGGTTTACCCATTCCTCCATACCATTGACCTACACGTTCATTTGTCGTGCTGCACAAATCATCAACAAAAGCAGTTAATCTTGAAACAAGAACTTCTCTTATTTCTGACAAGTCACCATAAACTTCACCGTCTACAGTTGCTAAATCAATAACTCTTTGTTTGCCTTGTGGTCCAATAACAACACGATAAGATACTTTTTCACCATCAATTGAACGATGATGAATTTCTTCACGAACAATTCCGGGTAAAACTGTTTGTGATTTGTCGCTCAAAACGTATATTACTTGTCCAATAGAAAAGCTCATGGGTTACCTTGTAAAGCTTTAGTATAATCTTCGGTAAGTACCAAAATGGATTCACCAGCACCAAATCCAGATTTACGTTCATATGGAGTAAAATCCATATTAACCAAAGAGTGTCTTAGTTTAGCTTCAGTATCATATCCAGAATACAAATCAAAAAAGTACATGATCTTTTCAAATGCCTTTGGATGAAGTGACATAGGCACGATTTGATTTGTTGATTGCCCACGTTGAAATGCTTCTTTCATATAACGTTCAGCATCAACCAAAACCATGTCTCGTCTATCACCAACGTAAATTGCATAACGTTTAGCTCCAAGAACTTCTCGAAGTTTACGTTCGCTGGCGTGACCACCAAAGTTTCTACAATTCAAAATAATGTCTTCAATAACACTGGCATGTAATTTCATTGTTTTTGATCCTCCGCAATATCCTTTTGTAGTTGACCTTCATATTGTGACTTGCGTTCTTGTTGTTTTTCAAAAGCAACACTAGCAATGTCGTTTGCTTTGGCAACAACACGGTCAATAAGATCATTGCCATCTTTACGAGCTTTGGCAAGAGGCTTAAGACCTAAACCAATACGGATTTTATCAATAGCATCTCCCATGTGAAGGTTGGGAAATGTATCTTTCAAAACTTCTTCAAGATGTTTGAAATCAACAAACATATGTGGATGTGGTCCATCCATGATTTCTTCTGGCTTCCCAGAATCTCCTACTTCATATTCCCCAGTTTGCGTATAACGCATAAGGAACAAACCAACAGGCATATCTTTGTCTCTCGGAATAACCATATAAGGAATTGGAGAAACTTTTTCACCGGGATAGTTTGGAGATTCATAAAGAATCTCTGGAATAAAATCTAGTTTACGATTTTGTTTTACTGCACTCATTAGCTTTTCTCTTCTGTGTTGTAAGCAACAACCACTCAGATAAAAGCTTGTGATTTTTATAGGCAGTATTGTATAATATTTTGTTGATTATCAAGTTGGTTCATCTTTGGAAAGAATTTCCAAAAACAAATCAAAATAATGTTTGTGTTGAACTTTCTTTTTAATATCAACCAAACGAAGAGCAAGTTTTAAAGTTTTTGTGTCAAGCTTTGTTGCATATTCATCAACAAGTTCTTTTTTAGCTTCACGCAAAGTTACTTCCTCATTTTCTAATGTTCTCATTCTATTAACGAACTCGGTAACAATAGGAGCTAGTTCATTTAGATTTTCTGGCATTTCGTCTGGTTCAACTTCAGTGTTTTTCTTTCTCATGTTTTCTCCATTTTATCCTTTTTTTGGTGCTGCTGGAGCTTTGGAAACAAGAGCCGCTGGAACTTCGGTAGGTTGTGCTGAAGTTTTTTGAACTGAAGCAAAACTCTTGTTTGTATCTGCTTGTACAACATCTTTTATCATTTTTAATGATTCATTTGGTATAATAATACCTTTTGAAGAAGCTGTATCTTTGACAGCTTTAACAGCAAGATCACCAGCCTTAGATTGATAATCTCTGATTTGGTTGGATGTTACGTTTGGAACTTTACCCAATATAAGTTCTTTATTTAAACTTCCAAAAGTTTCAGCAGCTACTTTAGGCAAATTAGCATTTGTCCAAGCTTGTGCAACAGCTATGGCAGTTGGATCTTCTACCAATGCTTTAGCTAGTTTTTTCAAAAATTCATTTGTTGCTTCTTCGCCAAATTTTTCTTTCATTTTATTTATCGCAACTGCGGCATTACTTGATTCACCTTGATTCATTGCCTTTGATAATAATTCTTTTATACCATTGTTTGATTCTTTTTTGTTTGCTTCGTGAATGTAACTTTCGGAAATCAGGCCATTACGCTTAAGTAAATTAATGATTTGTTGATCATCAAGATTTTTATAAAAATCGTTACTTGGTTTTTTACCGAATTCAATTCTATATCTGTTGTTTCTGAGCGTGTTTATTTTTGATGCCCTACCAGCAACAAAATCAATAAATTGTTGTTGTCCTTCTGGACCAGCAGGGAATCTGTTACGTTCAGCAAAACCCAAACATTCTGGATCTATCCAATTTGGATCATCAAGTTGTTTTACACAGCGTTCGTAATCCAAACTTTGTTCAATTCTTTTTTCACGAGTTTTGCGAGTTTCTTCCTCTTTTTCTTGTTTTCCTTTTTCCAGATAAGATTCTAATTTGCCGGGATCTTCCACATCTGCTGTGATCTTATCAATTAATCCCCCAAGTTTGCCACCAGTAATAACGTTTCCAGCAGAAATTGCTACATCAATTCCTTTTGCTGCTGCTGTTGCTGCTGCTATTGCATTAAGAGGGGAAGCAATAAAACCAATTCCCCAAAAATCATTTTTAAAAGTTTCCCAACCTGCTCGCATTTGGTCTGTTTCAGTTTTAAATTGTTTGTCAATCCACCTCATGCTTTTATCTTCCCAAAAACGAAATTTTTCACCAACGTATTTTACAGCTCTCGGATCATTAAATGGTAAAATGGCTACTATAGCTCCTGCAATTGTGGTTCCAATAAAACTACCAATTGCTACTCCCATTTTTGCGCCAAACTTTTTAAATGCAGACGCCACATCAGATACAGGAGATAATAACAAACCCGGTAATTGTCCACGATCTCTCCAAAAGCGTCTGAGTCCACCTTTGCCTGTATCGCTAGTATCTACACCGGGACCATAATAGTCCGAATTATAATCATCGTATTCAAGCAAAAGATGTTCGCTAGCAATATCGATTTCTTCTTCAATAATTTGAAGAAGAATTTCTAGTTTCTTTTCTTCTAGCTTCTTCTTCAAGAATTCTTTCTTTGTTGCCATTTAAAGCCCATCCTCTTTTACGATAAACCCAGCTTGGATCGTGTAATCTTTTGGGATCAATCCATAGTTTAATACCTGTAATTAGTTCCCAATATGCTATGACTTCACGATCTACATCGTTGATAAGCATTTTCTTTGTGTTTCGATGACGCTTTGATAATCCAACAATCTTACGCATTTTGGCTGGCATAGATCTTAGAATTTCTTGTTTGAGTAAAAACCAATCTGTTAGCGATCCTTGCACATAAGAAGCAACATAATCAATTCTTTCTTTTACATTATCAGGTAATGTCATGTTTTAGGTTTAAGGCTCTAAATATAGGTATACATTCATTCTATCAACAAACTTTTATAATTTCTGAAAGAAGAGAACTTTAATGGCAAAGAAAGAAAAATCGTTTTATCAAAGGCTAACTCGTTTGTTCCGCAGCGGGCCAGCCATTCGTCGTAAAGTTCGTGGTCAAGACTATAAAAACTTCTACGATAACCAAGTTGTTCAAAACAATCTTGGCTACTATGGTGCTGCTGGATTTAAACGTGAAGCTTCTCCTTTCTCTGTCATGGGTGCTTATGGCATCTTAGATCGTATGTCTCGTTATGCCGAATTTGCAGAAATGGAAAACTCTGCCGACGTTGCTTCAGCATTGAACGTATATGCAGATGAATCTTGTGCTTCAGATGAAAATGGTAGGAACTTTCACATTTATAGCGACAATGCTCAAGTACAAAAAGCTCTTGAAGAATTATTTTATGATGTTTTAAACATTGAATTCAATGCCAGAAGAATGGTTCGTAACCTTGTTAAAAATGGTGATTACTTCATGTATGTTGAAGTTGTACCAGACTACGGTGTTATCAATGTAGAACCTTTACCAGTTAACGAAGTAGAACGTGAAGAAGGATTTGATAAACACGATCCTTATGCTGTTAGATTTAGACTTATCACAAGAGGTGGCAAGTATCTAGAAAACTGGCAAATGCTTCATTTCCGTATTCTTGGTAACGACTTGTTTCTTCCATATGGTACAAGCATATTAGAGTCTGCAAGAAGACCTTGGAGACAACTAACAATGATGGAAGACAGCATGTTAGTTTATCGTCTTGTAAGATCTCCAGAACGCAGAGTCTTTTATGTAGACGTTTCTGCTGTTCATCCAAATGATATTCCAAGTTATATGGAAGCTGTTAAAGAATCCATGCGTGGAGCTTCTGTTATTGATCAACAAAATGGCCGTCAAGATTTTCGTTATAACCCTCTTGCTATCGATGAAGATTATTTCTTGCCAACTAGACCAAACAATCAAACCAAGATTGAATCATTAGCTGGAGGACAAAACGCAACAGCTATAGAAGACGTAGAGTATATTCACAAAAAACTTGTTGCTGCCTTAATGGTTCCAAAAGCTTACTTGACATATGATGAAGCTGTAAGCTCTAAAGCAACACTAGCACAAGAAGATATTAGATTTTCAAGAACAGTTAGTCAACTTCAAAAGATTCTTGTTGCAGAGCTTAACAAGCTTGCAATGATTCATTTGTATGCATTAGGTTTTTCTGGAGAAGATCTTTTGAATTTTGATTTGAAGTTCAGTAACCCATCAACTGTTGCTGTTCAACAAAAACTAGCTTTGATTTCTAGTAAGCTTGAAATTGCAGGTAAAGCTTTGGAACTATCAAAAGAAACTGGTTTGTTAAGCTTCAACTATATTCAAAGTGAAATCCTTGGTCTTAGACCAGAACAAATTAACATCATTAGACAAGAAGCTAAACAAGATCAAGTTGCGATGGCTGAACTTAAAAAGATTGCAGAGAATCCTCCCTTCGATAAAAGCATTGACAGTAATATTGATATCTTTGATCCAGCCAACTATAAAGTTCCTACTTCTCCATTCGCACCAGATAAAAAAGAAGTTCGTAAAATTGAACAACAAAATCATGAGCAAGAGCGTGAGCTTATGGCTACAAGAGAAAAGAAACGTCAAGAAGATCAAGGATCTAACAATAGCGGCTCTCCAATAAGATTTAATCCAACACCAAACTTGGACAAGAGTTTTAGACGCTCCAGAAGAAGCAAGGCTTTTACAGGTGATAGAGCACTTGTAATGCCAGACTTTAAAAAGATGTTGGATATTACAAACAACAGATATAGCAAAGATCCATTTGACTTAAGTTCAACTAAAAAATTCATGTTAGAAAACAACATGATGCAAGAGTTGTTTGGAACAGGAGCTATTCCTTTTGGCATTTCAAAAGAAATGCAAACAAGTTTACGTAAAATGAATGAAAGTTTGTTTCCAAGCAGAAATGTTAAACCAACAACTGAAATTGAAGTTTTGGAAGAAGACACAAATAATCCAACACAAGATGAAGAAGATGCATTAATGTTGCTAGAAAAAGAATTGAAATCAGAAGAGTGATTCTATTTAATAACAAGCTCGCTGCACGCAGCTATCTAATATATCTGTAAGCAAGGTAAAACAATGCAAAAGCTAAAACACAACAAGAAACGAAACACAGGACTTTTATACGAATTCTTTACTCGATATATCGGCAAAGCAATTTTAGAAAATCGTGATTCTGATATTCTAAAATCTAAAACTTTGTTGAAAAAACATTTCAACAAATCTACTGATATTTATAAAGAACTCAAGCTTGTAAAAGCTTTAACAGAGTCTAACGTTTCAAGTCGTGAACAAGCTATTCATATTATCAACCGTGTGCGTGAAGCAGTAAAATATCAAAGTCAAGCTCGTCTTGATTTAGAGAAAACCTCACTCATTCATGAAATCAATAGCAATTTGAATTCTGAATTCTTTTTCGAAGAAGTTATTCCAGCTTACAAACAACTTGCAACTGTTCAAGTTCTTCTTAACACATGGCGAGATGAAACATTAAAAGAAGCTATAACTGAAACTGTTCAACTAGAAGAACGTCTTATAGAGTTTATGATGGAAAGTAAAGTTGCTCTCGACAAAACTAAAGAAACAGCAAGTATGACAACCGAAGACGTTGATCGTTTGGTTGTTAATATCATGACTGAAAAGGTTAACAAAAAATATAGTAATCTTGAACCAGAACAAAAAGAAATAATTCAACTTTATGTTTTCAGTAAAGAAAATCTACAAATGGAAAGCAAGCTTGTAGAAAAGTTAGAAAAAATCAAAGGCAGATTTATCTCAACTCTTTCTGTTCATCAACATGAGTTTGAAACTGACAAGGTACTTTCCCAAAAATTGCAAGAAATAAAAATCACTTTGCAAAAAGAATATAACGATCCAAAAATTATTAGTGAAGACCTTGTTAGCTTTTATTTAGGTCTATCAAAACTAGAGGGTGAGGTAAAAGCAAAATGAGCGATAAAAAATTCTTACTCAAAGAGTTTACAGCCTTTGAATATAATGATTCAGACTTAGATAAACGTGAAGACGGAAAGCCTTTAGTTCTTTCTGGGATTCTACAAAAAGCTAACACATTAAACCAAAACGGTCGTGTGTATCCTCGTAATATTCTTGAACGTGAAATTCGTAACTACGAAAAACTTATTCGTGAAAATCGTGCCTTTGGTGAATTAGATCATGCCAATGAACCAATTGTCAACATGAAAAACATCTCACACGTTATTCGTGAGATTTGGATGGAAGGTGACGTAGTATACGGCAAGGTAGAAATCCTAGATACACCTTGCGGTAAAATCATCGAAAGCATTATTAAAGCAAAATGCAAACCCGGTATTTCCAGCAGAGCATTAGGTTCTCTTCAAAGAGAAAACAATGTAAACGTTGTTCAAGATGACTTACAAATTATTTGTTGGGACTTTGTTAGCGAACCAAGCACTCCCGGTGCGTTTATGATGGCCGAAGCAAAACAATATGATGCAAGCGTAACAAAAAACATCTTCACCAAGAGTGATCTTGTTGATCGTGCTGCAAATGAAATTCTTGCTCTCAAAACAAAAAAATAATAATTTAACACACTTGGTTTAAACCATAAGAGAGATAACATGAAAGTTCAAAAAGCAGAATTCAAAGCTATCATAAAAGAATGTCTTAAAGAACTTGTTTCTGAAGGAGCCTTGGATCATATGATCTCAGGAGTTGTAACAGAACGCTCACAAGCTATTCAACAACAAAACTTACTTCAAGATCCAAGAATAAAAATGGCTGCTGGCGGTAACCCAATCATGGAACAAGTGTTTGCTGATACTGCATTGAACTCAATGCAACCTCAACAACCCTCCATGCCTTATGGTTTAAATCCAGATATGGTTGGTCAATCTTTTAATCCAATGATGATGCAACCTCAACAACAACAAATGATGGTTCCACAAGGACGTAATCCACTTCCTCCAAGAGATCCACAAGCTGTTGCAGCATTACAAGCTGCCGTAACAACTCATGTTCAACAACAACAACCAATGAGTAATTGGGCACGCCTAGCTTTTAATAAACCTATTTCAAATCGACCAGCACAATCTGGTGGTGGATTTGGTGGTGGTGGGCATCTTCCCGGTGCAAAAAAAGGCAGTTTCGAATAAACAAAGCACCAAAATTAATCAAGGTCTATAGTTATTGTATAATAATACAATAAGGAGCTATAGGCCATGCCAACAATCAAATATGAATCAACTGAAGCACCCACCGCCCGCACCGGATACGGTACAGGGGCAAAAGCTGGAACTTTAGGTGTTCGTTCTCCAGATGCTACATTAGATGCAGCATATGGTCAATCTACTGATCCTAACAGTGGAGCCCTTACCACAGAAGGAAAAAGAATTGCTGTTGAGGCAAGTGCTGTTGCTGCTTTGGCAGATTATAATGGTGAAAACCCAATGTTCCCACAATATCGTAGGAACTTTGTTCCTGCTGGTGGCACTTTAACTGCTGAATATCAAAATCCAAGAAATAAAGATTTGAGTGCTGAAGAAATTAAAACTTTGAAACTTGGAACAGCTTATACTCCAACAATTGCTTCTCCCGGTGTAGAAAATGGCGTTGATCCAAACGGTTTGCGATCTGTAAGATCAACAGCTACAAACATATTGGCTAATGAAGTAGACAATGATGGTGTGGTAACAGTTAAAGAATATAACCCCGCAGCACCAGTTCACAGTAACACCTCTGAAAGAGGGACTGTTGATAATGTGGGCACCGTTCGTAAATTTAAATTAGGTATAGGCTCTGGCGCAGGAGCAGAACCATTAAGTCAATTCCCCGGTCAACCAACAACCTCAAGAACCTAATAATAATAGGCAAAAGGGATAAGTTAATTAACCACCATACTTAAAAACTAAAAGTTATATCAGGAGTAACAAAATATGTCAACACCGATGTTCCAAGAAGCATTAATTGAAGCAAAAAAACTACGTGATGTTGCAGCAATAGAAGCAAAAAACGCTGTTCTTGAAGCAGTATCCCCACTTATTAAACAAATGATTGATCAAGAAATTTCTGGAATCATCGTGGAACAAGACGAAATGACTCCACCAGCAGCGGCTGCTCCACCTCCCGCTCCACCAACTCCATCTCCCGATGCTGGTTCAACTGGTCCAATTGATGCAGCGGCAGGCGGTGGAACAGATATGGCAGCAACTTCAACAATGCCTACAATGAAACCAGCCGTTGCTGCTGCTGCACCACCAATTGTTTCTCCCGGTACTCCTGTAACTGGAAAAATTGATATCTCTCCAACTGGTGAACAACAAATTGTAATTTCTGTTGATAGTCTTTTTCAAAAAGAAACATCACCAGCAGAAACTGGTGCAACAGCAGTTCCAACTGAACTACCATCAACTCCAGCACCAGAAGTTACTCCTCCTGCTGGTCCAGAAACAGCCGGTGGTGCTCCTCCTGCTTCACCAGCAGAATTAGAAACACCTCCTGCACCAGAAACTGCATCCCCACAACTTGCAGAAATTTATCGTGCAGTTCAAAAACTTTTGCGTGAACAAGCAACCCCACCAGCAGCAGCTCCTGCTGCTCCACCAGTAGATCCAAACGCAGCAGCCGCTGGAGCAGTACCTCCCGCAGCACCAGCAGTTCCTCCTGCTGCTCCTCCTGCTGACCCAAATGCAGCAGCAGCCGCTGGAGCAGTACCTCCTGCTGCACCTCCTGCTGATCCAAATACCTTAAATGCTATTGCTGGTGCTCCACCAGCAGCACCTCCTGCTGTTCCCGGTGCAGCACCAGCAGTTCCTCCTGCTGCTCCCGCTCCACAAGCAGATCCAATGGCTGCACCACCAGTTGAGCCAGCACCTGTTGCTGCTGCTCCTGTTGCTGCTGCTCAACCTGCGGCTCCAGCAGCACCAGTTCAAATGGAATATAAGGCATTTAAAGATCAACTTGAGCTTGTAGAAAGCAATGTTCAGACATTGAGAAAAGGCAATGTGAATAGTTTTCTTAAAGAAGCTCATGAAAAACAATTGTTTGGATTATATCAATCATTGATTAATCTTAAAAATAAGAATGCAATCTCTTCAAGACTTTTTTCTTTCAATGAAGACAGATTGGGATTGCTTTATGAAAATCTCAATGTAATTACTAGTTATAAACGAAATCCATTAGAAAAGGGTAAAAACATGAAAAATAGCTCATTGAAAGAATTAGTTCGCACACTTTTTGAAGGTGCAGAAGGATTTGAAGATCCAGCAGGTAAAGTTTCACTACCAGCACAATCAGAAGGTGGTGATTCCAAACACGCACATAAAGTTTCTGGTAACCCCAAAGGCGTTAAAGCAGAAGCTGAAGATGCACCATTCCCAACCAAAGAAAAAGAAGAATGGCCCGGAAAACCATCACCAGAGTCTCTTCTTGAACAACTTGAAGAAGAAATTGCTGAAATGATGGGAGACATGGGCGACGACGGCGACGAAGGATATCAAGAAAACATGGATGAAGAAGTCGCTGACGAAACCATGCTTGAGCTTGATAACGACGAAATTGTTATGGAAGCTCGCAAAGCTAAAGCTCGTCTAAAAGCTCTTCGTGAACAAGCAGAAGACAATCTCTCACTAACAATTGATCTTGGTGGTGTTAGCTCTTCTGACGTAGACAACGTTAATGTTTCTCTCGATGGCGAAGAACTTGATGTTGATATGGGTAGCGAAGAAGACATGGGCGGCGAAGAAGATATGGGCGAAGAAGACATGGAAATGTCCTCTGACGAAGACATGGAAATGCCAGAAGAAGAAGGCGAAGAAGAAGAAAGCCTTCAAGAAGCTCGTAAACTTGTTCGCAAGGCTAAAAATAGCGTAAATGAAAATAAAGTTTTGCGTGAACAATTGTCAGAAACACAACTTTTGACAGCTCGTTCACTTTATGTAAACAAGCTTTTCGTTCGTGACGATTTATCTGGGGCACAAAAACGCAAAATCGTTGAGTATCTCGATAGTGCAAGAACGCTAGCAGAAGCAAAAGAAATCTACAATCGTGTTGTTCGTGTACTAAACACAGCCAAGAAAAACGGAATGATGAACGAATCTGTTACATCTGACCGTAAAGTTCTTAGCGAATCAGCAGGATACGTAGAACCAAGCTTCGACACTACACGCTGGCAAGTTTTGGCTGGTGTGAAGAGAACTGCAAAGTGATGCATATTTAGAGATATACCAAAAACGGTAAATAACAATTAATAGGAGATAAATCAAAATGTCAAAGACACTTACAATTTCACAACTCGCTGAAGGTATCCAACGTACCGCAGCAAATGCTGGTGATGACCGCATCGTAGGCAAGTGGACACGCACAGGTCTTCTTGAAGGTCTTTCAGCCGCTGGCAAGCAAAAAATGGCTCGCCTACTTGAAAACCAAGCAGTAGAAGTGCTTAAGGGCGGTTCATCAATGCTCAATGAAAGCCTCTCACTTTCAACAGGTGGTGCATCACTCGCATCCTCTGGTCAAGTGGCAGGTTTCACAAACGTAGCATTCCCAATCGTTCGTCGTGTGTTCGCTGGACTCGTTGCTAACGAAATCGTCAGCGTTCAACCAATGAGCCTTCCATCAGGTCTACTCTTCTACTTAGATTACACCTACGGCTCATACGTCGGTGGTGACGCTGGTACAGCCGCTAACCAATACGCAACAAGCACAGACCCCGGTTCAGCAACATATGCCCGTGGTCAATCAATCTACACCAACCCATCAGGTTCATTGATCCGTACCAGCGGTTCACTCGCTGCCGGTGGTCAATATAACCTTATCGGTTCTGGTTATTCAAAAGTACAAGTTCAAGGTCAACTCGGAACAGGCGTAGTTGCTCTCGGCACATGGACAGGTGGTACCACATGGCTCACAGGTTCATCAGTATCAGCTTCAGCAGGCTTTGTTGGTTACAACGCACGTTTCGTAGATTATGATCCACTTCTTTCAACAGACGTTGAAAGCAACGTGCTAGACTTCACCTTCTTAGTTGTATCAGCTTCTCAAGTTACAACTGCAATCAACGGTGCAGATCTAACCTCAATTGAACAAATCGCAGTAACAGGTCTTGGTGGTTCAACATCAACATTTACAGCTCCTCCACAAACATATCAACAAGGTGAAGGCGTTCTCAACTTCCGTCGCTTCACCAAGCGTGGTAACTGGACCGAAGCTGGCACAAGCTCAACATTCACACCAGATCCATTCGGCGGTTCACACATTCTTTTTGCAATGGGCCTTGCAAACGCACAAAGCGTTGCAGCCGTATCTCTCGGTAATGCTGCAACAAGAGTTACAGCTTCTGCTCCAATTGCAGACGCTCTCTCAGTCAACGCTGATGGATCAACATTGACCATTCCAAGCTTCGAATCAAACTTCGCAGTTGATTCAAGCCCACGTATCCCAGACGTTGACATCAAGATTGACAGCGTTGCAGTAACAGCCACAACCCGTAAGCTACGTGCTCGCTGGTCACCAGAAATGGCACAAGATTTGACCGCATTCTACTCAATCGACGTAGAAGCAGAGCTCACAAATATCCTTTCTGAAATGATCACATTGGATATCGACCGTGAAATTCTCAACGACCTCCTCACACAAGCTCAAGCAGCTAACTACTTCTGGAGCCGTGCCCCCGGTCGCTTCGTCAACAAGTACACAGGTACCGAAGTTGCTCGTACCAACACCGTATACCCCGGTCCACAATTCACAGGAACAGTCCGTGAATGGTACGAAACACTTATCGAAACTGTAACAGACGCAGCAAACGTCATTCACAAGAAGACCCTCCGTGGCTCAGGTAACTTCATCGTCTGCTCACCAGAAGTGGGCACAATCCTTGAAGCAACAGTTGCTTACCGTGCCAACTACAAAATCGACTCAGACGGCCAAGTTCGTGACAACATGAGCATTGGTGCAGAAGCAGTCGGTACAGTAAACGGTCGCTACTCAGTGTTTGTTGATCCATACTTCCCAGTAAACAAGATCCTTATCGGTCTTAAGGGTTCAACCTTCCTTGAAAGCGGCTATATCTACGCACCATATGTTCCACTTATCCTCACCCCCGTAATCTACGGACAAGAGGACTTCACCCCACGTAAGGGCATCATGACCCGCTACGGGAAGAAGATGGTTCGTGCAGACTTCTACGCCACCGTGACATGCCTTGACATGTCAATCATTTGAGCAATAGTGACCTCTCTTGATATGGGGTAAATACCCTGTACAAGTGACTAAATAAAAGGAAGGGCAGCTCAAAAGGCTGCCCTTCTGCTTTTGTACTATTTACATCTTGGAGATATATCAAGATGCTTACACGCCTTTATAAAGCCATTAAGGAAGCCGTTAAAGGTAAACCACTAAAGCTACGATCACCTCGTTGGGAAACTGTCCGCAAAAGGCATTTAAAATCGTTTCCAGCGTGTGCAGCTTGTGGTTGTGAACAACAACTTCAAGTTCATCACATCAAACCATTTCATCTTTATCCAGAACTTGAATTAGAGAATTCAAATCTTATAACTCTTTGTGAAAACAAAGGATATCAATGTCATTTAAACGTTGGTCATCTTGGTAGTTGGAAAAAAGAAAATCCAAACGTTGTGCAAGATGCATTAAATGCTTTAACTAAAAAGCAAGATGCCTTGGAGCACATCCCCAAGGCACCCTAATAAATAAATAGTTAAATAATTTCAATCAAGTAGAAGAAGTTTTCTTTTTGCTGCTTGATTTAACAACAGGTTCTTCTTGAACAGATTCTTGGACAACAGAAGGTTCTGAAGTTTCAACAGTTTCAACAACAGACTCGGGCTTAACTTCTTCCAAAGCTTTTGCAAGTTGCCCAACAGTTGAATGCATATTTTGTTCTTGAAGTCTTGAAACAACGTTTTCAAGTTTGACTAAATGTGCTTCAAGTTGCTCAATTCTTGAAAGTAAATCTGCGTTTGAACTTAAACCTTCAACAGTCAAATCACCTTTAATACAAATATCTTGTTTTCCCCCACCACCATTATATTGTCCAGTTAATGTTGCTTTCATAAAGTATCTCCTTATCTTTGTGAGTAGTTTATATATATTGAATCATCTTGTTTAGTGTGTTAAACCCATATATATTGTTATTAGCTAAAGGAACAAAGCATGATCTTAAAAGAAGGCGGCAATATCTTTAAAGATAAAAAAACAGGCGAACATTTAACACAAGCAATAAATCAAGAAGATGTTATTCCTACAGTTAAATGGTTGGAACAACAAACTGGTTTAGATCTTTTAAGTAACATGCTTGGAACAACTGGCAAAAAAGCTACAAGTGGTGATTTGGATCTTGGTGTTGATGAAACCAAAATTTCTAAAGATGAACTTGTTGCAAAGTTATTAACAATAAAAGGTGTTTTAAAAGATGATGTTAAAAAAGGTGGAATTAATGTTCATTTAAAAACACCTATAACTGGCGATCCAAGCAAAGGATTTGTTCAAACAGACTTTATGTTCGGAGATCCAGAATGGTTAAAGTTTTCAATGCAAGGTGGAGGAATTAACTCTCCTTATCGTGGTTCACACAAACATTTTCTTTTGGGGAGTATAGCAAAAGCAACAAAAACAGAACAATTCCCAGAAGGAATGAAATGGTCATATCTTAATGGACTTATTGATAGAGCTACAAATGAAACCATTTCAAAAAACCCAGATGAAATTGCAGAAGTGCTTTTTGGAAAAGGTTATACAGGATCAGATTTATCAAACGTAGAAACAATTGTTAATGCAATAAAAGACAAGCCAAATTTTGATGAACTTGTTGCAGAAGCAAATGAAACATTTTCAAAAGATAAAACAAGTCCAGTTCCACCTGTGACACGATCTGTTGGATTCTTGAAAGAAGCATTAGAAGCTCGTATTCAACATCCAGAAGACATGATTTACTGGGATGGTTCTTTAGGTGCTCAAAAGGCTGTAAATGCTTTATTAGAGCTTGCAGAAAATGCAACTTCAACAACTACTGTTAAATGGGATGGATCTCCTGCAATAGTCTTTGGTGTTGATAAAAACGATAAATTTATTCTTACCGACAAAGGTGGGTTTGTAGTAAAAAGCTATAAAGGAAGAGCAGAGTCTCCAGAAGAACTTTCTAGTATGATACAAGCAAGAGGAGAAAAATCAGGAAAAGATTATTCTGAGTTTGCTTCAAGTTTTTCTGGTATATTTGAACCTTTTAAGAATGCTTTAAAAAGATTGGACAAGCAATCTGGAGAAGGTGTGTTTTTCAAAGGTGATCTTCTTTATATGAAGAAACCAATGTTGGCTAATGGAGAATTTGAATTTAAACCAAATGTTGTAACTTATAAAGTTCCTGCAAAGTCTGACCTTGGTAAAAAGATTGCAGCAAGCACAGTTGGGGTTGTGTTGCATGGAATCATAAAAGAAGATGAACAAGGTAACACAATTGAAGAACCCATAGAAGATATAACAAATTATTTTAATGGGGATTTAGCTTCTGGAGGATTATTAGCAGGATCTGTATTGATTTTCTCTCCAGTGTTTGTAAATGAAACTCCAAAGTTTGAAATGGAAATGGTTGAAGCTGCTGAAGCACTTCAAGCAAAAGTTGAAAGAGCTTCTGGCTTAATTGATTCTGTTTTAGATGAATCAAAACTAACAGCAAAGAAAATTAAAGATTTGCCAGATGTTTTGTATTCTTACACAAACTCTAAAGCCGACAACTTTGCTTCTGTATCTTTAGATGATTTTAAAACTTGGGTAGAAAGCAATCAAAAACTTTCAAAACAAAAAATTGGCAATCTTTTAAATTACATTGCAGAAAATGAAAAAGGTTTTCAAGTTATTTTTCAAGTTGTGAAAAACATAGAAGCATTAAAAAACAAGCTTGTGTCACAATTTGACAAGCAAAGTACAACAGTAAAAGCATATATTGGCGATGTGGCTGGTGGTGAAGGTTATGTAGTTAAAAGCTCTTCTGGTCCTATTAAGCTTGTTAATCGTGGTGGGTTTACCGCAGCAAACCGTGCAATTATTCGTGAACAAGCAAGTAAACTAACATCGATAGGATTTTATCCCGGTTCATTTAAACCATTTCATCGTGGTCATTATGAAAGTATTTTGGATGCTAAAAAACATGTTGACAAATTAATGGTGATTGTTTCCACCGCAGATAGAATTCGTCCAAGAGAATTTCCCTTGAGTGGACAAGCTTCAGTTCAATATATTGAAAAATATATCAAACCTGCACTTGAAGAAAGAGGCATAAATGTAGTTGTTACAAGTACATCTCCAGTGAAATACACTTTTGATTCTGTAGTTGAATTAGATGGCAGTAAAGATATAGAAGTTTATTTGTTTGCTGGTCAAGAAGACATGGATCGTTTCAATCAACAAGCTTTATTACGTAACTTTCCAAATCTTGTAGCTGATGATAGAATTCATGCAGTAGAAACAAAAACAATAGTTGGGGACACTCAACGTTTTTCTGGAACAGCCGCTAGAGAAATAATTAAAAACAATGATTTAAAAGCTTTTAAAGAAATACTCCCACCAATAAAAGCTGTTCAGAGGGATGCAGCCGAAATCTTGGAACTTTTTAAAACTGCCGGTGAAAAAATTGAAGCAGATAAAAAAGCAGAAAAAGAATCCAAGAAACCAAACAAACCGAAAACAACAAAAGAAGTTTTTGCGGAAATGATTTCTTTGTTTGTGAAAGAAGTATTGTTGGAAAAAAAGAAAAAAGGAAGAGTTCACTTTCCACCAGAAGTTGAAAAGATTATTCGTACCAAGCTTAAAAAGCAGTATAAGGGTAATGAAAAAGCAATTTATGCTGTAGCAACAAAAATAATGAAACAAATGGGCTTAGAGAAAATATCAAAAGATTGAATAATTAAAGTATGGCTATAGTTTGCCACACATAGGAGAATTTAAATGAAAATCACAGTCCGTCAACTCAAGTCACTTATTCGTGAAGCTACAGAAGAAGCTATGGAAGAAATGAAAATGCATGGTGAAGGCGAAGGAATGCATGAAGAAAAAGATGAAGAAGTAGAAGAAACAGCTCTTCAAGAAGCTGTAGCAAAAGCATTCCGTGCTGGTTACCGCAAAGGTCTTGCAGCCCGTCGCTGATATAAACCTAACATAACTTATTGGTTAACTTTAAACCGGTTGATGAATCATCAACCGGTTTTTTTATTTGATTAATCTAGAACGAATACGTAAAGTATCGCCAAACTTATCAATCAATTCAGAATCAGATTGTAAGCTATTAACAGCGTCAACATTTAAAACGCTATCATCAAAAAACTCAATATGAGGAATATCCCGATCAAGCATAACGTGCTTGACCCAGTTACTTTTTAATTCTGGAGCAGAATTGTCCAAGGTAACAACTGGAATATGAATATCATATTTTGCCAAGAACTTACGAATGTTTTTATTAGCCTTATGTCCTCTTGCAGTTAAGATAACTGCTGGAAAGTTATCGCTTTCATGAAGCTTGGCAACAACTTTTTTTAAGATATTAAAAGTCCAATCAATGATTTGCGGATCAAGCACTTCTGCAAATTCGCTATAATCAAATTCATATCGAACATTTGGATTAAATGGTATTATGTCAGTTTTAAACTTAGCATATTCTGCTGGAGTTATTTGATACTTGTCTTTGACTTGTTCATTAGTGGTTTTGTTAAATTCAGTGACACCAACCTTTGAATTTGTTTTTGCGATGGTGTCATCGAAGTCAAAAACACGCAAAGTACGAATTCCAGTATGAGAAGAAATTTTTCCCAACCTTTTCATTTCTGAATCTTTAATTTCTAAGATAGCGGATTTGATAATTGTTTTTAGTTGAGAACTACTCACAATAATAATCCTTTTTAATAACAAGTGGTTTGTTTAACTGTAATTATATTTGATGAGTACATTTAATACCACACTACATCCTACACCATTTGGTTTCTACGACAAATATCAGTTATTTCAACAAGATGCTGACAACATGGTTACATTTGTGTTGCGAGCACTTGGAGAAGATGTACTTGGTGTTGAGTTAACCAAACAAATGATTTGGGGAAACTTTGAGGAAGCAACCCGTGAATTTAACGGTAAAATGATTGAATATCAAAATGTTTCTAACCTTGCTTCTTTAATGGGATCACCAACTGGTAGTATTGACGCTAACGGCAACAACAATATTAACATAACAAATATGTATGTTCAACAAAATCTTGAATTTTTGTTGGACCTAGCAACCCCATACGCAGGTGTTGTTGGTTATTCTCAAGATGAAGAAACATATAACTGTTATATTGAGATGAAATCTGGCAAACAAGTTTATGACTTGTTTGTGGATGCTATTGATAAAGAAACAGGTCAGCCAGTTTGGAATTTACAACCTTCTGGATCTGTAGGCTCAATGCAAGTTGTAGAAGTTTTTCATAATGCTCCTGTTCAATATGTGTTCAACTCAAATCTTGCATCAAACTTCGTAGCAACAGGATTACCTGTTGAAAGTTATATTCCAGATACCCGCTTTTATGTTCTTCCATTGTTTGAAGACGTATTAAGAGCAGGTATGTTAGAAGCTGCTCAACGTGTTCGTAGATCACATTACAGTTATAAGATTGTTGGACGTACCATTAGAATTTACCCAACTCCGAATAGTCTTGTTCCCGGTTATAATAATCGAATTTGGATGCGTGTGAGATTTACAAAACAACCTTTTCCAACGCTTGCAAATACACTTATTAATAGCGGTTCAGCATATTTTCCATCAGGATCAGGTGTTTCTGGCTCATATCAACAAGATAAAATTTATGGCGTTAATGGACCTTTTACAGCCCCCTTTGGCCCATTAGATTACAACTCATTAAACATGTGGTGTAGAAACTGGATAGCACAAATGACATTGGCCTTGTCTTGTATCCAGCTTGGTAGAATTCGTGGTAAGTTTAAAAGCTTTCCTATTCCCGGTGCTGATCTTCAATTGAATGGTGATGATTTAATCAGCCAAGGTAAAGAAGATAAAGAAAAGCTTATGACAGGCTTAAAAGAAACTTTAGACAATCTAACTTATGACAAAATTGCTGAACGTGAAGCTTCCAAAGCAGAAAACATGGTTAAACAACTTGCATTTATACCGATGCCTCCAAAATATGCAATTGGTATATTCTAGTTTTTAAAACCTGCCCTCTTTACATTAATAGGATAAACAATGGCAAGATTATTCATAGGTTTAAGGGAAGTACAGTTCATCAATGATCTTCCAGCTTCCAACCTTTGTGCGATTTGTTTTTGCCACTGATTACATTTCTGAGATGAGTGGGATGTAGGGCATGTAATTTGCAAAAGGCACTGAGACATACAATTTGCCTATATAACTCGCCAGTATTAGAAACGAGAGGTCTATCAGATAAGTCGTAAATTTTGGCATTGTGATTATCCATTCCGCTGCACTTACCTTTTCTGTTTTGTTTCATTTTTCTTATTGATTCTTGTTTGTGTTTCATTCCATAAGTTGAGCTAAGTTCTCCTGTCTTACCAAACAAAGGATGTTTATCTCCTGCTAACAATCCTTTATGAGACTCAGAGAGTTTTTTTCTAGTTTCTTCCGAAATAGTATGTCCGGTTTGGATATTGCGAAGTTTTTCTTTAAGTGCTTCTCCTTTTTCGGTTTGGTAGAAACGCTTTTTGGCTTCGCTTATGTTTTGTTTCCCATTATCATTAAACACTCGTACTGTTCCACCGTCGAGTACGTTACAAACCATATTCCCATGTTTTTTTCGAAGTTCTTTAATATGATATCGTTCTTTTTCCCCTAAAAAATCTTCTAACGATCTTGGATCAACATTGCTACAATCCACTATTTCCACGATTGAAAAACGTAAAAATTCAACGTTGCCGATTTGTTTAAAATAATATTGTACAGAGCGTTTGAGTTTAATATTTGCTCCCGATCTTTTCTTTACCTGTATAGGTCTAAGAAGACCGTACTTATAATCCCTCCATCGTTCGAAAAGCATACGTTTTGTTTGTCCAATATATAATTTGCCTGATAATGTGTTTTCAATTTTGTATATAACGTTCCGTGTTCTAGAATGTTGTTTGCCATTAAACGTATAATCAAAATACCAATTCAGTTTTCCGTGCTCCATTTGCTGACCCCTAGCCTTTCATTTTTAAATATGCTGACCCTTACGGTTTTTAATTCGCTCATGATCGGATATTAAAACTGGCTTAAAATAAAGAGATTTGCAAAACTAGTTGAACTACATATTTATCTTCATGGCAAGATTATTCATAGGTCAAAGAGAAATTCAATTTATCAATGACTTGACGAAAGAATTTGTAAAAGATGTTGTAGGCCAAGCAATTCAATATTTCCCTGTGTCTCCAATCAAAAGTAAGTTGAACACGTTATATAACGAATCAATTGAAAAGATTTTTGAAAACCCAATAAATATTCCAGCACTTGTTGGTATGCCAGAGTATTCAAGCAAAACAACAGGATTTGGTTCAGATATCGAAGCTAAAATAGAATTGTTTATTCAATACAAAGATATGCAAGATAAAAAGATTGTTCCATCTGAAGGTGATTTCTTTTCTTATGATGATACCTTGTATGAAATTTTAACTGTGGTAAATGCAGGAAAAAATATCTTTGGTCTTGCTGAATATAACACAGCTTGGAAGTTAACAGCCAGAAATGCAAGAATTGGTCAATTGACCGTACCAAATCTACCAATTCCTCGTCTTGCACCGGAAGATGTTGAAAAAGTATTTGAACAACAACGTGGCTTGCCAATAACAAATGAAGGAGAAGCTACAGGTGATGTTCGTGAGATGCGTGAACGTTTGAATGAATATATGGCTCCAATTGCTTTGGGTACAGGAGCTAAACGTGTTGAACCAAATGTTGATGAAAACGGAGACTTTATCGAAGGAGATAAAGCAAGTTCGTTTAACAATGATCCTTTGCCTCCGAAAAAAGGAATATATGATGAATAGTGTTGGATACTTATAAAGTATGACAACACGATTAAACGTTCCTGTTATTGAAGGTAAAGAACAAATACCTACAGGGTATGATCTTGCGAACAATGATCCTTCTAAGTTTTACATTCCTCCTTGTGGAATTGAAGACGTAGATGGTGCTGTACATGCTTTGTTTGATAAAGATATATCATTCAGAACATATCAAGGTGTTTCCAACTACGAAAAAGAAGTAAACATTAAAAAACCATTTGTTATTTTAGCAACTGGAGAAAGGTTTGCTCTTGCAAAGCGTTTAAAACCTTTTAGAGACGTTAGAACAGGCGCATTATTGCTTCCAGCAATTTCTATTCGTAGAACTGGTATCGAGCAGCAAAATGGCGATGTATTCCCCGGTGAGCTAACAGTTAAACGTAGACTTGATGAATCAGATAAAGATTATCAATCTTTGTTGAATCGTTTACTTTTACCAAATGTTCCTGTGCCACCAGATACTTTACGTGAAAGTAAAGGCGAAGATCAAAACTTACCTTCAATAAAAGAAGGAATGTTATTGGATAACAAAGCAAAAGAATTGCGTGCAGATCACATTTATGAAATCATAGCAATTCCTTTTCCACAATTTTATACAGCAACATATGAAATTTCGTTGTGGTCAAATTATACACAACATATGAACTACATGTTAGAAACAATTCTAGCAAATCAAATTGCTCCCGGCAAAGGTTTTTATTTAAAAACAGAAAAAGGTTATTGGTTTGCAGCAACTGTTGATTCTGGATTAAATGCTCAAGACAATTATGATGATATTACTGACGCCGAAAGATTAACCAAATATAGTTTTAACATGACTGTAAGAGGTTATATTTTGGCTCCTTCTGGTCCCGGTCAAAGAGTTCCATTCAAACGTTATTTGTCGAATATTAACATTTCATTTGAAACATATGTTGCTCAAGGTAACGTTTATAATGAAAATGACATCAAACAATATGAAGGTACAAAAATTGATCCAACTCTTACCAATCCTTTTGTGTTAACAGATATTGAAGAAAATCCTTTAACAGCACAAAAACCAACCGAACAAGAAAAAATACTGTTTGAAAAAACATATAAAGATCCAACAACACAAACAACACAAACAAAGTATGTCAAGCAAATGGCATACAATCAAAAACAAGGAGAAACAGTATACACAGCTTCAGATCAACAAGCTTTATACGATTTTTTCATTGATAACAAGGGTTAAAAGGTAATACGGTTTTCTATCGCTATTTATTAACCAAACGATTAAAAAAATAAAAGTGAGGAAAAATCATGCCAGAAACCGTTTTAAAAGCGCCGAACTATTTTGATAGAGAGTTCGATTTAACTCAACGTACAATTCCTGTTGGTGGAACACCAGCAACAGTTATTGGTCCTTCTGAAAGAGGCCCAGCCTTTACACCAATTACTATTGGCAGTTACACTGATTTTAGTGATAAATTTGGTGATGTTAATTCAAAGTATGTAGGAACATACGCTGTACAAAAATTTTTTGAAGCCAAAGGTAGTGAAGTAGCTTCTTGTAACTTTATTCGTGTTCTTGGAGCAGGAGCTAATAGTAGCTCTGTTGATATTTCACAAACTGAAACCAACGGTACAGTTGTTAATGCTGGTATGCAAGTTGTTGGTAATGGTACAGTGTTTGCTTCTGGTGCATTACAAGGTCGTGTACAATTTCTTGTTGCAAAACACTTTGTTCAGAACAATGAAGTGTTTGGCTATCCAATGTTTACAAATAATGATAGCTATACTGTAAATGGTTTCACAGCAGATAATGATTCGGTAAATCTTGTTCGTGCTGTGTTGTTTACAACACCAGACACTAGAATTCTTGTGTTGAGCGGAGCCGTTGATTCTGGTGGGGTGTATGATCCTACAGCCGTTGCTGCTGGTAATGGTACTTATGAAGCCGCAGCAGTTGGAACTTCACAAGCAGGAAATATGCAAGGGTTGTTTAAACTTGTGGTTTCTTCATCTGCTGGTAGTTCTTTTGCTTCAGATGATGGGTTTGCTGGATTAAAAATTTATTCTGCTTCTCTTGATCCAACATCCGACAAGTATGTTGGAAAAATGTTGAACACAAATCCAGAAAGCTTTGAATCAACAAAACATCTTCTTTATATCCATTATCCTGTAGATGCAGAAGTTGCAACTCTTTCTGCAAGTTTTGGGGTTAATACTGTTGCTGTTCTTTCTGGTGCAGCGAATACCAACTCAGTAGGTATTGATTTTGGTAGAGCATTTGGTAGATTTGATACACGTTACACAACACCAAAAACACCATTCTTTATTTCACAGCCTTTTGGTGGTATTGAATATGACTTGTTCCAAGTAGAAAGCCGTGATGATGGTGCATTCGCAAATAACAAATATAAAGTTAGTATTGCAAACTTGCAAGCATCAACAAATCCAAACAACAGCTATGGATCATTTACTCTTCAAGTAAGAGTATTTAATGACAGTGATGCTGAACCACAAATTCTTGAATCATTCAATAATCTATCATTTGATCCAAATAGTGACAATTACATTATAAAAGCCATTGGTGACAAGCGTACAAGCTTTAATTTTGACGCTATTGAAGCTGATGACCGCAACCTTGTAATTCAAGGAAAATATGGGAACAAAAGCAAGTTTATTCGTGTTATTCCAAGCACTCAACTAGATGCTGGAGAAGTACCCTCCCAAGCTCTTCCATTCGGTTTCCGTGGTCACCAAATACTGTTAACAAACGTAGCTTTAACTGACCAAACTGGTTCAGTAGCCTTAAACCAAACAAGGATTACAGGGGCTAATACAGGTTCTTTTGGCTCAACTCTTTCTGGTTCAATTGTTCCACCTGTTCCATATCGTTTTACAATAACCCGTAACCCATTGACTGCATCTGGTACAGTGTTTGGTGCTCCAAGTTCACAAACAGTGCTTGATGGAAGACTTTATTGGGGTGTTAAATTTGAACGTAACAATAACAACGTGTTGAACGTTAACGTAAACACTGAAATAAACCAAATTGTTGAAAACGTTGCTAAGTTTTCTGGCATTCAAAAAATGGAAGTGCTTACAACAGGATCTGCAAATGATTTGTTAAACAACAATAAATTTTCTCTTGCTAAAGTTGCTTTGAATGTAACAACAATTTCAGCAGTTAATTCCAGCACACCAGCAGCACTTATGCGTGATGCTGCATATCTCCGCAACGCAACAGTTGATCCAGCAACTTATGTTGCTTCAAACTTCAGCAACCGTATTACACTTGCAAGTTTGTTAAACAGCAGTTCAGCAACAACATTTAACAACTTCTCAAATTACGCTAAATTTACAACATTTATGCAAGGTGGTTGGGATGGTGTGAATATTTTTGACAAACAAGCATCTCGTTTTACAGATCAATCAACTTCAACCGAAGTTGGTGCAGGTGGAGTTTATGGTCTTGCTAACGCAAGCTATGTATCTCCCGGTGCTCCAACAGCAACCAACTATACTGGCGTTGGTTCGTCAAACCAAAACGTTATTGCTTATCGCACAGCACTTGATATTGCAACAAACACAAGTATTGCGAACAACAACATTTTGGCGGTTCCCGGTCAACGTGATCCATTAGTTACAAATTACGCACTAGAAAAAAACGTAGCATATGGTTTGAGTTTTTATCTTCTTGACATTCAACCATATGACAAAGATGATGTGCGAATTTTTGATGGTGAATCAAATAGATTTATTTCCATCAACAAAACAGCAAATGCATTTATTAACCGTGCATTAGATAACAATGCTGGTGCTGCTTATTTCCCAAGCATTGTTATAGATGATACAATTAATGGACGTAGAGTAACTGTTCCTGCATCAGTTGCTGCGGTATCTGCATTGTCTTACAACGACCGTGTTAAGTTCCCTTGGTTTGCACCAGCAGGATTTGATCGTGGAAGTTTGAACTTTGTTATTAACACTGCAATCAGACTTAATCAAACAGATCGTAACACAATGTATGATGCAAACATCAACCCAATTGTCAAATTCCCCGGTGCAAACTATGTGTTTTTCTCACAAAACACATTGCAACTTGCATCAGATGCTTTGGAAAGCATTAACGTCAAACGCATGGTACTTGAAATCAAACGTCAAATTGTTGCAATTGGTAACCGTTTGTTGTTTGAACAAAACACACCAGCTCTTCGTACACGTTTCATCAATGAAGCAAGTTTGGTGCTTGCAACCGTTCAATCACAACAAGGTATTGAACAGTTTGCAATTATCTGCGATGAACGCAACAATACAACTGAAGATGTGAACAGCAACCGTATGAATGCACAAATTCGAGTGCTTCCAACAAGAGCAGTTGAATACATTGTTATGGATTTCGTTGTTTTACCGTCCGGGGTTAGTATCTAGTTTATAAAACGTTACCTCTTTGCTATATACTAATAGTAGAGGTAACGTTTTATGGAATATAAGTACGAAGGTCATTCACTCAAATCTGGAATCTATAAAATCACAAACAAGGTAAATGGTAGGATATATGTTGGTTCTGCGAAACTTTTCAAAGTTCGTTGGAGCCAACATACTTCTTCGTTACGCAACCAAAAACATAGTAATAAGTTTTTACAAGCAGATTATAATAAATCTGGTGAAGAAGCTTTCGTGTTTGAGGTAATCGAAGTTACCGAAGGAAAAACCAAAGAAGAGCGTTTGCTGGTTGAAGAGGAATATATCAAACAATATTATGACTCTGGTGATATGTGTTATAACCTTTGCAGCAAAGCTATCTCACGGGAAGGTTATCCAAGCAAAGATCCAGAGAAAACAAGACGAAAACAATCGGAAGCACAGAGAAAAAGATACGAAAACCCTGAGACAAGGCAAAAACAGTCTGATATCTCTAAAGCTATTTGGCAACGTCCAGAGCATATAGAGAAGATGAAGGCTATAGCTTCTTCTCCAGAAATGCTAGATAAATTTCATCGAACTTGTCATACAAAGGAATCTAAACGTAAGGTTGGAGAGCAGTTAGCAAAATACTGGGGTAAGATTATATCACCTACAGGTGAGGTATATGACATTACCAATCTCAATCGTTTTTGCGTGGAGCATGGCTTGGTAAAACAATCAATGATGCCAGTATTCAGCGGTGAAGTGTATCAAGCTCATGGTTGGAGATTGTATGACGAGACACTTGTTGGTGTTCCTTATTCGGCGGTTGAGCATCAAAAAGGCAAAGAGTTTGAGATAGTTTCACCGGATGGAACAGTATATCGTAGTCGTAATGTTTGGGAGTTTTGTCGAGTTCATGATCTGCAACAGGGCAACTTAAACAAGGTTTTATTAGGTAAACGCAAGAGTCATAAAGGCTGGCATTTGCCAGATAACAGTTTATAAAATGCCCCCTCTCTACAGTTAATCAACTGAAATAAAACTGCCGACTAACAGCGGCAGTTTTCTTTAAACCTTCTATTTATCGGTAACATATAAATTTATGGAGAATAAAACATGGCACTATTAAGCCCCGGAGTAGAAGCAAGAGAATTTAATATCAGCCAACCAACAGTGAGAACGCCAACTGGCGTACCAGCTTGTGTAATTTCACCAACGGTTCAAGGGCCAGCATTTGTTCCTACAATGGCAACAACATTAACACAATATGTGTCAGTGTTTGGTGGGGTTAGTACAAGAACTCCTCTTGGCTATCTTTCTGCAAGAGAATGGTTTAGCAACACTTCTGTACCGCTTATGCAAGTAAG